TGTACCGTGCCGAGTTGGTCTGCGCGATCAGAATCAGGAATCGTGTCCTTGCGTCCTGAATCGTGTACGTGTAGTTTGTGTCGGCCGAACTACAAGTAACCTCGCCCTGTGCCAGCTCGAACACACCAGCCATAGAGCGCTGTAGCTCATCGGCAGTTAGGTCGTTCCGAAACTTAGCCATTCTCTCTCCTCTTTACGCTAGGGCTACTTTGTTTACCCTAGACAAATATCCGTCAACAAGGTCGAATTGTGCAGCCGTAAGTTCGTGATCGTACATAGCTATCTCAAGCAAGTCCCCGTTAAATTGCCTAGCTGATGTTTGATCACAACCAATGTGTAACGACTCTAGCGCGGCTGTGATGTTTGTTGTGCCAGTATCAATTTGTGTTCCATTTTCACGGAGAATACACTCATCGGCTCCTATTTTATGTAGTCCTGATACTATGTCAGTTTGTCCGCTAACAACCGTTCCACCAGTTGGTGGTGCAGAACCGGGTCCAAGGTTCCATGTATCTGTGGTTTCACGATACATTATGAACCTTGTTGTCGCATCCCCTGTTGGCCCTTTATCCAAAATCATTCGTTGTTCGTCTTCACTACGTGGCGTCACAACGGTAAACACAGAGATTGGTAGTATACTTGATGCCAGTGGATCGATGACCAGTTTATGGCTAGATGCACCAAAGCGTACAGCCTTTCTACCTTGCGAGTCGTAGACTAGCGTAGGTTGATTTGCTGGCGTAGCCTGTATAGCATGGTTATTGGCACCGCTTTCGTCCTCCCATGAACTCACACTTGAGTTTGCAGCAAGTGCGATCGAACTTGATCTTAACCATAGTACGAGACCGTTGATTGCCGTTGGCAAGAACGTACCGGGCTGTGCTCCCAGTGTTTCGATCACTGTGATCTTCGTCCCGTTATCCGGCGCCTGAAAGTGGACCTCCAAGCCAGCCGGGCTCCACATGTCACGGCCCGCAGTCTTCGGTCCCTCGACTCCGTACCGTCGCATAGGCGCGCGTACTTTGGTCGGTACGTCGGCTGGTAGCCAGTTGGAATCGGAGCCTGTCGTACCAAGTAAGTCGTATCGCGCGTCAGCGCCCTGAGCTATGAGGACCAGAAATCCTGTTCGGTAGTCCTGTATCCGATACGTATAGTCTGTGTTCAGTGTCGTGCAAGTCACTTCGCCTTGCGCCAACTCGAAGACGCCAGCCATATTGCGATCGAGTTCCAGTTTGGTCTCGTCGTTACGGAACTGTACCATTACTTGCTACCTTTCGGATCTTTCGAGCTACCTTCGGTCCCGGGCATGTCGATGTCCTCTCTCTCAGCGATCGCCATGGCACGGATCTCACCCATCTTGCGACCGAACTCCTCCGCCTCAGTCGATCGCGTCAACTGGTCGAGTTGTGATTGGATCGCCATCTGCTGCTGTTGGCTCAGTACCATAGTCAACTGTTTGTAGTACGCCAGAACCAATCGCTGGTTAGGCGGTGGCAGCGAGGTGAAAGCCTTGCTCTTCAGGTGTCGCTCGAATGTAGAGACATGTACGGCGAGGTTCTGCCATTCGTGCGGAGATGGCAGTGGAGACCTGCCGTCATGCTGAGCTAGATCGTCGTACGTACGTTCGGCCTCTGCCGTATCGAGATCCGTGGTATCGACCAGACTCTCCAGACCGCCAACCTGAAGGATGTCCGAAAGTCTGTTCCTGTCGAGTTGCCCGTCCGGGCTCTGTAGTAACATCTGACCTACTGGCGTCTGGAGCAACTGGAGAGCCATCTCCTGTGCCGCAGCCTTGAGCCACGGGAACATGGAGCCTTCCTGTACCTTGACCTGAATCGAGAGTGAACCACTTCGACCCGGGTCCAAGTCCTCGCCAACAAAATCGCGGTAGAGGAACTCTCCGGTATTCTTTCCTACGATCGCAACGGTGCGTGGCTCAGTATAGTTCTGTCGGATTGTCCACAACACTAGATGTCCAAGCTTGCTCAGAGACTCCGACAGTGCAGTCAGGATCGGCCCAAGGTCCGTGTCGTCTGCCTCTTGCAGGACGAGGAACGCACGACCGGCCGTGACGCCCGGAGGTGGCTGACCAAGGCTGATCTTGTGTATACCTGAGACGAACTGTATGTCCTGTTTCGTACCTTCTCGCTCGCTATAGACCGCAGCGGGCAATGCCTTGATGGTCGCCAGCTTCGGCTCGAATGGAGGCGTGTACGTGATTACCTCTCCGGGCTCGGTCGTGATCGCGCCCTTGCGGATGTTCGCGGTCTTCGGCACGAGCCACTTACCGTTCATCATCAGCTTCTCGTACTCAGCGATCCTGCTGTTCTGTTCGTTCAGGCGCCGGTTGAGCGGGATGATCGGCTCGATAGGAGACATGGATAGCAACAGGCCCGGGTTCGGATAGGCTTGAGCATGGACTAGGGGCCATATACCGAGAGGGAGGGAGGTCTCGGGCTCTATCATCTGCCCGTTGCCTGCTGCTACCCAGAATCGTCCGTTGGGGTATTCTCTATCCGGTTTGTGGTAGTGCCGGATAATCAGGGTTGTCTCGCCCTTGGATTCTCTAGTTGTTGGCGTCGATGTCTCGAACAAAGCGTTGCGCTCGTGACCGCCAGTCGCTATCGTCTCAAGCTGCTCGATAGCGATTGACGTAGCGTCACCTGAATCGTAGTTCAGACTCGCCGCCATATCTGCGTTGTATGTGCGCTCCACCCATTCACGTGTGACAGGGACGCCAATCATAACGTCCGTCACAGCCTCAGGGTCGGAGAATGCTTCGGGGTTTGTCCTGACGCTGAATGGCGTGTGCACGGCGATACCAACCTGACCCATGTCTTCCGTTACCGGCTCTACATCCAGTGGTAATCCAGTCTCTGGATCAACAACCGGCTCCCCGGTCTCAGGGTTCATGGCGGCTGGCGCCTCAAGGAAGTTGCCGGTCGGGTTCCCGTTGGGGTCGATCTCAGCTATCATGGTCGAGGTTGTCAGTTCGACCACTTCGCCAGTGTTCTCGTCCCAGAAGGTTTCGACCCAGCAGTTGCCTGTCGTGACGACCCATGCGACCACACGACGCCACATCTCGGACAGGTTCATCTCCGCTGTCCACAGCCATTCGAGGATCGAGCGACCAAGGAGAGCGGCATTGATGTCCTCGGCGTCACCGGATGCCGGTCGTACGTCCCACGCTGGACGGTTCTTCGTCAGCTTGGCGATGAACGTCTTCCAGATAGCGAACGTATAGTTCACTGTCATGCGTTCGCGCCAAGGTGGCACGTCGGTCTCGGGTACCATGCGCATGGAGTGTTGGCTCCATATGTCCCAGTGACGACCACGTATGAAAGCTATGATCTCAGACCACTTGCGGTAGAACGGCTCATAGAGCGGGTCCTGACTATGCCAGCGGTGCTGGGTCCATCTCGCCTTGTCTTCGTCTGATGCGTCTGCGGTAGGGTACGGGACATGACCATGCAATGTACGATCTGCACGGGCCATGTCGTGCTGCGAAACATGACTTGGCATTGGTTTCCCTCTCGAAAGCAGAAAAAGGCCCCGGTGCCACAGCACCAGAGCCCTACGGCTTACCCTAGTTGACTACAAATATAACAGGTCAGGGGCTTTTTGTCAAGCCCCTTACTGTCATTCCGGCAGGATTGGTTCCTCGAAGGTGGGGAATTCCTCGAAACCCTCTGTACCACCTAGCTTCTCAGAGATGATACGGGCCATCTCCTCCACAGTCTTGTTCGGTTGTCTGGAGAGCCACTCATCGAACTCTGTGTCGTTCATGTTCCAGCTCTCATTGGGCTCACCCATGTCAAGCCATGTCGGCAGATGTTCGGGTCCACGACCAGCAAGATCGTCATTCAGTCGTTGAATCAGTTTGTCCTTGTCACGCATCTCTTCGATGTGCGTATAGACGAGCGCCTTGTAGCCCTTATTGAGAAGTGAGATCTCGTCACGTAGTTGCGTGACCTGTTCGATGAGCCTCTCCTCTGTTTTGTACCAGTCCCTCATGTTGCGTTCACGTTCCACTTTCAAAAGAACGTTTGCGTCCCATGCTTTGTCCAGCTTGTTTCTCAAGTCAACGATCCAGATCCCCATGGCAATGACCAGTGCCGCGAGCATGGTGAGAGCCGCTATATTCATCGTCCAACTCCTAGTTGTCTTATGATTCTGCCCATGACGCCAGTGTAACGATCGGGGTCATCTTCCTGTTTCTGTTCGACATACCCCATACGCGCCATACTAAGATAGCGTACCGCATCGAGCATGTGGGCTCCGTCAGCCTGATAGTCGTCGGGCTCATCCTTTTCAAGCTGTCCCGGTTTGGGGTCCTTCCACTGCCAGCGCTGCATCTCCCATGTGTGGCGACTCATGTTTCTCCACGATCGTCCACGGTTGTCCACCCACGTCGATTGCAGGTCATCGAAGATCAGCAACCTTGGTGCACCATAGATGGGTGGATGTAGTCCCATCTCGTGTGGGTATTCTAGCTCGTCATCCGGTTGCATGAGGTACTGTACACGCTCGATTCCCGGCTTGACCGCCTTCTTTCCCAGCTCAAGGGACGTGGCGACCATGGGTACACCCAGCTCATCGAAGCGCTCGTTCAGCTCGATCACTTCCTGAGGATTGGCGGTATCGACATAAGCTGTGACTACTTCGTCCAGTGGGCGGTGTAGACGGTAGACCTTCTGGCGTATTGCGCTGGCCCTCGTCGATGCGCTCTCTCTACGACTGAACAGTTCCTCCCACACGATCGCTTGGTTGCGCTCATTGATCGCCTGAAAGGTCACGGCAAACCCATTGAAGGCTGGGTCAACACCAGCCGCGATCGGCCAGTGATCCGGTATCGAGAAGCGTGGGATCAGGTGAATGTGTCCGTTGTATGGTAGGATCAGTCCAGTGCGCCCCTTGATCTCACCGAAGATACGCACGTCGCGCATATACGGATCTGGGATGCGGCGTGCCATCTGTAAGATCGACTGCCTGTTGCCCATCGGGTGATCGGGTGGCAATAGCGGCCTTCCAATCTCCAGCTCTGCCATTGGGTCACGCGTACAGAGTGCGGCCGTGTAGGCTACAATGTCAGGGTCCTCACCACTGATCCCGGGCAGGTACAGGTCCTCATATTCCCAACCAATCCCTTCGACCAGAGTCGCCGTGTACCATGCTTCTCCCTTACAGGAGATAATGCGGACCATCGACTCTTCGAACTTCTGTGCGTCCACCTTCTCGTCAAACCATACGAAGTCGATCGCCGCGCCCATAAACTTCCGCAGGTCCATTTCTTGCGACATGATGGTGCAGGTCGATCCAGTGTCGAACTGGATCACGAGTGACGCGCCGATATGTCCACGCTTAATGATCACGCTGTCATCACGCGGAGCCCAGTCACGCCACAGTCCCTGCACGAACGTTTCGTCAAAGAACTGGAACGACGGAATCACCATCCACATGTGGACTGGCGGCTTCTTCACTTTCTTGTATGGGTGTACACCTTTACCACGCCAGATAATCTCAGCGAGACCGGCGAGGCTCTTTCCAATACGGTTGGCAGAGAACAAAACCGAGAGCTGCGACTTTGATTCATGCATAAGTCGCTGCATGCGGTGTGGTCTGTACCTGTACAGTAACGGATCGGTCCAGCGGCGTTTGGCGATCTCGGTGTCGATCGCCGCAACGATCTCAGCCTGTTCTCGCGTTAGACGGTTCATCAGGTATCCGTGCCCAGTATGGTGGTGTGCAGTTCAGGTAGGACCATCCCTCAACTTTGGCGTCACTTGCAGAGACGCCGTACCATGGTGTCACGTCATCGAGGTCTGTCCTACCTTGGTTGATGAATGTCAACAGGCACAGTATATTCCAAGCGGCACAGGCTAGGTGGTACGCGCCAGTGTCCTCATCAATGACCTTTGGCCCGCCTTCCATGACCTTCAATACGTGGCGGAACATGCAGTCCAGAAGCGTGGAGAACGACTGGCCCTCGGCCCAGTCGAGTGGTGCGTATTTCAAGGCCCCAGCTACCGAGACCTTTGCTACCTCGTTCAGACCGCGAAGGGGAATGAACCACCAGCCACCTTGCTTACCTTGCGAGTAGCGTGTTCCACCAGTCTTTTCAGTGTTGACGGTCGTGTCGTCAGCCATCGTCTACGTGTCTCCTCCAAGTAAGCGCCAAGACCTTCGAGGCCGGTGGCATCCATGATCGACAGTTCGTGTTGGGACAGCGGGAAAGCGACCTGTTGAAAGTCATGGGCACCATCAGCCTCGTAGATCTCATCCCAAACCATGTACAGACGATATGGGGAGACTCGTCTCCCCACACTCTCGCTGTAATCAGAAGGGAAGGTCGTCATCCTCTTCAAGGCTTGACGGGTCGAATCCCAGCATCTCGGTCAGAATATCCTCGTCGTCCTTGGCGGCGTGTTCGCTATACTGTGACTGGTCGCCACCGTTGTACTGTGTGGATTCAGGTTTCTTGCCGACAAGCTGGAGGGTCCACGCTACAACCTCTGTGCGGTACTGCTTCTTGCCGTCGTTGTCTTCCCAAGAGCGTGTATTGAGACGGCCCTCGACATAGAGATGTGATCCCTTGCGGATGAAGTTCGAGGCGTACTCGGCATGCTTGTCGCCCCATGCCGTGACAGTATGCCAGTCGGTATAGGTTTCGCCTTGGTAGTAGCGGGTGGTTGCGATTCGGACGTTGACGATCTTTGCGCCATTCGCCGTGTGCCTGACCTCGGGGTCATCGCCTGCGTGACCGCACAAGACCACCTTGTTGAGTGAGAGCATTTGGTTCCTCCTTGCTGGTATGATCCTCTCTCAGACCACGGAACATCAACAAATCTAATACATTCGTCGCTGGTTGTCAACCCCTGACAGCTTCTAAGCACACGGGGATCTTCCGTCATTTAGTAAAGACGGCCAAAGCAACAGAGAACCCCCGTCCATTCTTCGATTGCACACTACAGCGATTTGCCCCTCATGTGGTCCTCCGGGCCATGGCAACCCGTCCAGCACCGCGTCGATTGAATGACGGACCTTGTTGCACCCCGTTGGCAGAGCAAGGATTTGTGAAATGGCCGACACGGTTCATCCCGTTGTTTGTAAGCTATGGAGGTTAGCTTACAGGTAACGGTGTCAGAGACCCCCGAAATCTTCGGACCACAAATTTAGCAGGATTCGCCGGATTGTCAATGTGTCAATCTGACACGTTGCACCAACGCAACACTACCGTGTCACTTCGACACACTTGACTTTTGGTGTCTTTGTGGTTAGATTTGTACCCCTTTCGTGCACCCAGTGTCAAGGAGATAGGTGTGATGCCTTACATTTCCAAGCCCATGAGGGACTACGTGGACCAAGGGCACGAAGATACTATCAACTTCCTAGGGACTCACGCAACAAACGGGGAGTTCGCGTACTTTTTGGCAAGGGTCATGGATCTGCGCTGTCGGAAAGGTGGTGATATAAGCTACAACTTACTAAGTTCCGTCTTAGGCGATCTGGAGATGGCCAAGCTGGAGTTCTACCGGCGCGTTGGTGGCGAGTACGAGCGAGGCAAACTCAAGCAGAACGGAGAGGTCTATGAGTCAGCAGCCATCGTTTCGGGAGCTATTCCTTCAGGAACGCGATTCTCTGTACATGGAGGTCAGGGAAGTGGTGGATCAGGCGACAGGTACGATCCCCCCGGGTCAGACGGCGCGGAGGGTCGTAGATCTATGCTTTACCAGAATGGAGCCGTTGCTTGCGAGTATGGAGGCCCTGATAGTTGACCTCGAAGAGCTGATCGACAACGCACAGAGCGACCGGTAACACTCGGTCATTCTGTCCCAAACCTTGCGTAACAACAACTTAGTCCACGTAGTTTCAGTAAAGCATGAGGGGTGTGTCGTTTTGACACACCCCCTTGCTATTAAAGTTTCCGGTTCGAACCTTAATTAGTGGTGAGCGCTAATTAACTTTCTTCTTCTGGAATACGAAGTAGATCACGAACGGGGAGGCAAGCAGGATCACACCCAGTATCCCGAGAAGTGTATGACCCATTACGGTTTATCCTTTCCTTTGCCCGGGTGTTCCTTCTGGTGCCCCGGTGGCGGTTCGTCTTTCTTTAACTGTCCGGGCGCATCGGCACTATGGCCTCGATCGCCCTTATCTCCTTTCGGGCCACGCTCACCTTGGTCGCCTCGTGGGCCTTGGTCTCCACGGTCGCCTTTATCACCCTTCTGCCCCGGTGGACCGGCCGGTCCAGCAGGCCCCTGAGGACCACGCATGCCAGCACTTGGTCCTTTCCTGAGGTATGTGACAAATAGTCCCGTGAGGCCCACCAACCAAATAAGCGTAACAACGTCGATGAACTCTCCCATCTGTCCTCCTATGGCGGGTAGGATTACTGGCTCAGCAGCTCGTCCTCCGACTGCCGTCGCCTACGAATATGAGGGACCACTCCCTCGAACGTACTCAGATCGAACTCGGTTTTGGCTGACCCAGTGTCACCAAAAAACTCAGCTCGTTCCTGACTAAGGGCGTCCAGCTCGGCAGCACCCTCACCCACGAGACCAGCACCCTCGCGCATGGCACTGAAGAAGCCGAACAGCTTCCGCTTTGCCTCAGAGCCCAGCGTACCGATCAGGCCACCGATCGTGCCACCAAGGCCCTCTTGGGACGCAACACGTGGGAATGCCGCGAAACCGCGCCGCGACTCTTCAGGGATCGCACCAACTATGGCCGATCGCAATTTCTCTCCAGTCCCGGCTGGCGGGAACTCTTTCAGACCACTCAGGTCAGGCATCGGGTTTCTCCTCCGGTTTAGCTCGTCCAGCTCGGCATGTTTCACCCGCGAACCTGTCATGCGGTACAGCGCCATGTCGGCTTGGTTCATCTCTCTCTGTATGTCTATGGGAGGCATGAAGTTACGCTCGCTCATGGGGATGACCCCCTCTTGCTGCTTCACTTCGCCTTGGAAATCGTAGGGCAGGACTTCGTAGGTTTGGCCACGTGGGCCACGCACCAGCGGGAACCCGTTCGGTCCACCGCTCATGCTAATGAAATTGACTTTGGGTTTCTTTGGGTCTTGCATCGTTCCTCCTAAGGTAGCGCCACAGGGAGGGATCGAACCTCCGACCCACGGGTTAACGGCCCGTCGCTCTACCTAGCTGAGCTACCGTGGCATTTTCGATGGTAAGGGCCGGGAGGATTTGGCTTCCTCCACGGGGGCCAGAACTACCATTGACAATACCCCCGACCCGAGTTGACCGGCCACGTTGCCGGTCGCGGCGTCCTCATCGCCACCCGTTACGTTGCTCCGGTTCTGGACAGAGTATTCCGTCACAGCCCACGCTAGCGGCGTCCCAACCAGCGTCCATCACGAAGTGCAGGACGTAGGAGTCGAACCTACAAGGCCAGTGGCCACGGGGTTACAGCCCGCTTTGGTCGCCAATCCGGCCCTACATGGTGATCAGTCCGAGAACCCACCAACTCAACTGATCGGCCCACCGTCCATCTAACGCCGCCCGGGCAAGGGTGGGCGTTCCCTATACATGTTCATTAGGGGGCTGCCTATCTATACCAGTCGGGTGATCAAGTCGCGCAGCCCCCTGCTCGCTGGACTCTTTGGTCTCATAGTCGAGCCATATTGCGACATCTCATTCCCGTTCTGGTTCTCAGGCCATAGCCCAAGAGTGGAGTGGGAGGGACTCGAACCCTCAACCTCTGCCTTGCAAGGGCAGCGCTCTCCCGTGCTGAGCTACTTCACCCCAAGTCTGGAACCCGGGACTTGAACCCGGAACCGCCTGCTTCCAAAGCAGGAACGCTACCGATTGCGCCAGCTCCAGAAAACCCGTTGGGGCGAGCCACGCGTTGTTGGATGCCGAGGCAACATCCAACGCCCGCCCCATCCGCACCGACACAGCGACATGGTGGTGCGTGTATGTAACGTCAAGCCGGTGCTCGGAGTCGAACCGAGGTTCCCCGCTTACAAGGCGGGGTCAATCCCGCGAACCACCGGCCTTATCACTGTGGGCCTCTAGGTGAGGCCCATCAGCGACGGAGGAACGTTTGATGGCAGCGCCCCAGTTGGGGTGCTCTAGGCTGCCATCGGCAGGTACGCGGCGTTTGTACCGTATAATATACTACGATCGAATCAATTTGTCAAGGGGCGAAAAGAAACTGGGCGTCCATCCAAGCACGCCCAGCCACCCAAGAGGAGAGTAACGATGCACAACAAATATAACACGAGGACCGTGGTTTGTCAACCCCTACGGCATCAAAGATCACCTCTAGTCGGGCAGTCTGTCGTAGTCGTCGGGATCGCACCATGGTTGCTCAAGACGTGGTTGTGGCGGCACGTCGCTCCACACACCATCCGATCGTCTCATTCCGTATCCACGATCAGCCAGTCCATCCATGAACTTATTGGTGATGTTGGCTTTAGTCCATTCTGACCATCCATCTGGAAACAGCTTGGCCAACTCATCGCCGGGGTACGCTGTACGCCAGCGATCGTCTTTCGGATACAACGTGTACCGGTTATTGCCTTTGGCCGACGCCAGCTCAACCCCTTTGATTGTGTAAGAGTGTATGACACTGGTACCCGGGATAAACACGAGCACTATCCACTCGTCCCTATCACCGGCAAATTCGGCCATGGAGATTGGCATAAACCTTCGTACGATCTCCGCTCTGTTCTCTGATATCATACAGGGTCCTGCCTTTCTGTTGACTTCCATTCCTCGACAACAACGCCCAATGGTGGTATGAACACACGATCGGGCTCCTGACTCAAAGCCTGTTTCAGTGCGTCAGCTATTCCTTCCAGTAACTGCTTGCCAGCCTCCGTGAAGATGTCGGTACCACAGCGCGAGCACCAATATCCGATCGCCTCCGTCATATCGACACCGGAATGGCACATCGAGATCCCGGGTATGTTAGTGATTGGCTGGCCCTTCGAGTGGCCAAAGGCTAAGCATACCGCGAGTCGAAGCAGGTACTGAAGCATCGCCTTCGTTCCCAGCGTTTCCCGAATCGTCCTGATCGTGATGTACGGTGGGGTATCGCGGTTTTTCATTGAAGAGGCTCAGTTGCAGCCACAGCGTCCCGTCTGGGTCCTTCAGGATCATCGCCATAGAGAAATTCCTCTGCCTGCGGAAACAGGTGTGGCATACCTATCTTCTGTCCTACCAAGTACATACACACTCCAAACTCTTCCAATGCCACCAGCAAGTGCGCTTGCAGTGCCTTCAGCTCGGTATCCAAGTCATTGATATGGCTATGCGCACCGCCTATCAGGGAACGCAGGTCCTCGATCGAGCCACGGCATAGCGTGATCCGACGCTCCATTTCGTCCATCCACTCGGCGTGCGCCTCGCTGTACTTCTCCAGTTGACCGATGCGATACTCAAGTGACTCGAAATCGGTGACTGTCAAAAACGGCTTATGTGACATTGTTCCTCCCCCATGCAGGTGGTTGATCACTACCCCATTGTGGTTCCTTTGGCTGACTGTATTCCTGTGGCCTTTCTTCCCAAGACTGTTCGTTGTCCATAATATCCACGCTTTTCTGTTCAGAAAGGTCAGGGTACTCGCCCTTCTCGTTCAGTTTGTATGCCGCCACGCCCATAGTATAGCTGATCGACGCCATCAATCTGATGTACTGGTCCATATCGACATTGCCATAGGCAACCCCGAGACGTATCAGCATGCCGTTCAGCATACTCAGTACGTTTTCTAGACTATCAGAGAACATCTTCTGTGGCGGCTGTGTGTTGACCATGGTCTGACCCCACCAGACTACCATGTCTTCCGGGCTCATGTATCCTCCTTACACGGCGAGCCGCCCCTGATCACGGCGATCATCTCAATAATCTCCTGCTTGATATTAGTCAGTTCTTCGATTACGTCGCACTGATTGACCTGAGTGTTCGAGTACAGGAGGTTCAGCGTCCTGTACACCTCCTCTACGTCCGATCGAAACTGGTGATAGATCATATCTTCGTCATCCCACTCGTATATCCTGAACTGATCCTCACCGCCATGGCCGGTGATGTAGTTGTCTAACTCTTGAGCTGCTCGTCTATCCACGCCTTCACCTCCGACTGGTCTAATGGTTCGAGGCGCCTGCGTGCCACGCTATCGTACACAAAGCCAGCCATCGGATTCGTGAAGTACTCACCGACATACGTGACACGATACCCATACACACCAACGAGATCGCCGCCAGTGTGTACGAACCTGAGATGCTCAAGCGGGATGTCGTTCTCTTCAGCCCACGCATTCATCTGATCGCGTTGGCCAGCCAACACAAGAACCGGTAACATCATATTCGCTCCGTGTGAATCGTCCAACTGCCGGTCTCGAACAAAGCTTTCTCCATGGCCTCATCCGGGCTCTTGGCCCAGACTTCCACGGGGTGCGTCTGCATCGTGACCAGAAACCTCTCTTCTACTCCTGTGCCCGTGCTGATCAGGTTCGCCAGTCTCGCGCTGATCGGGTGAATGAACGTCGCCAGTATGTGCCCCACTCGTCTCGTCATCATTCCTCCCCAAGAATGTGCGATCGTAGTTAGCCGCGTAAGTGTTGTAGCTGATCTGTCTGGGTCGCCGCTTGCTTCCCTTACCCACAAGTCAGGCAGAAGATTCCGAGAACCAGTATAATCGCCCAGATCTCGATGGGCATCCTGTGAAAGACCCAGCATTTCTTCCAGTCATACATCTTGTCCTCCCAGTAATCTGACGTTGCTCATCTCTTTAGTTCCCATATAGCTATCGAGCCACCCCATGCCACGAACACGAGGGCTGCTTGCCAGTACTTCTTCTCTCGTATCAGGGGTAGTATCCACGCGCCCTGATAGCTCCAGATATCGTAGACGGCATGCCGACTCGGCGGGGATTTGAATCCACCTTCAGGCACGACATGCCACTGTATGTAATCGAACGTTTCCCAGAGGATTGGCATGGCGATGGTGCCAAGCAGGTATCTATCCTGCCAGTTCCAATCCTTATCGAACAGTCGGAGTCCTTCTGACACGCCTACGGCCAGCACAGCATGAGAAGCTGAGTGTGCCACCCTGCCCGTGTACCCGGACAGGCACGGCAATCCATTCTCGCAGATCGGGCCAGTCCATTGTCCCATAGCCGGTGTAGCGAGACAGAGCAATGCCGCCAGTGACAGTAACCATCTCATGTAATGGTCTCCGGTGGGTGGAGAACATCTCCGGTCAACGGCACCTCAACGGAGATCCCGGCTTTCAGTGCACGGTCGATCATGTCCTTGGTCCCGCGACTGGTGCCGTTCCAGAATATGGCCACTCGGTCTGGCTTGGTGTTGATCATCTGCTGGTTCCGTATGACCCCAGCAGCTTTGCCGTGCTTCTTCCAGTCCGGGTAGTAGATCTCGGTCTTCAGCTCGTACAGCTCCGCAGTCTGCTGGACCCATGTATCCACGCCCCGGGCACCACCATGAACGATCACGGTGTCTGCCGGTAGTCCTACCACCCACCGCTGGATGATGGATCGAATGACCCGCTGGCCGCTTGGACTCCAGATCCGGCTACCCGATACCACGTATCTCAATCCTGTTCGCCCGTCGTCGGGGGAAAATTCCCCGCGTACCCTTTCCTCAGTCACCAAAGTCACTCCTTCACCAATACAGGGAGACCGTCGCGTTTCTTGCGTATCTGACGAGCGACCTCTTCGACGTACTCGGCCACGCCTGCGGATGTAACGTTGAGGACCCTTGTTTTCCCTTGCCTTACGCCCGCAGCGATTTCGTCCAGACAGCATGCGACGGCTGTCAGGTAGTCTTTCCGTGCCGTCACTATAGCATTGTACTCCTCGACCGGTAGCGTCACCGTGATCATCGTCCCATACTCCTTATCAGCCAGTTGCCAAGTTCAACGCCAACGATCAGGGCCAATATCACGACAGCGCCAATCGCCGCACCAAACAGAAACGACGTCAAGATCCGAAGAATCATTCCTCGCAGCCTCCACGATCCCGTGCACCCTCAATGTTACCAAACGGTAACATCTGCACCCGATCCCGGGTGGACACGTAACGAAACGTTACATATCCGCACCCAACCCCGAAATCCTACAGGCAAATCTAACACCTTCCCCCCGTTTTGTCAACCCCCTGAAAACTTTTCATACCATTGTGAAATAAGTACTTACACCACCATGTTACCAAATGGTAACGCGTTACCAATCCGTAACACCTGCCAAAACGGCAGACCCGTTACCAAACGGTAACCTGTAAACCATCCATTAGCCTATAGGTCGGTCAAAATGCCCTCCGCATTCAGCCATAAGCCCAATTAGCGCGGGCGGGAACCCCAGTTACGCCCGTGTGCACGGGGGGGTGCGCACACGCGCGGGCGCGTAGGCGCGGGCGCGGGCGCTCGCGTGCGGTCGGGCGCGTACACGGGCGCGTGACGCGTGTGGGCGTGTGCGGGCGTGTGTGTGGGCGCGTGTGCGTGTGCGCTGCGCGTGTGCGTGTGCGTGTGCGTGCAGGCATGCGTGTGTGTGCGGGCACGTGTGTGCCCGTGTGCGGGCACGTGCGGGCACGTGCGGGCACGTGTGGGGCGGCGGCATGATTTTTGCAGTATGTGAAATTTTTGCATGCAAATGTGCATGAATTTGCACATCTCTGCAAATTGTGTGCCAATGGCGTAAGTCGTTGCGCTGCAATGACTTAGGCTTTTTGGCACGGGTTTCGCAATGTCGGATCGTGACGTCGCGCCACGTGACAGGTGGTAGGCTGGGTGTCGCAAGCCTACTGAGACGCGGCGGCCATACGCGGCAGGTGAGCGTTGCCTAGTCTGCCGTCCGAGACCCCTCCCTGAGTCTACAGGGACTGTCGCAAGGCTCTTGCCACGGGCGTGCAAGCCGCACCCCAATAGGCTTGCCAGCCCAACGAGCGGGACACCTACGACGGTGGCGGATCGGGGGTAGTGTCCGCCAAGACCCACCTAGGTTACGGGGTGTGTCACCTAGGGGTACGTGTGGGGGTTCGTTGGTGTCCCATGCCAAGACCCGAAGTTAGAAGTAGGGTGCAACGTGAGACGGGGTGAAAAAGCCACGGGCGTATACACGTAAGATCCCCTAGGGGTAGGCTCACCGGATAGTACGGGCTTAGGTGGCAAGGTTCTCCCTCCCTCTAGGTGGCCTGTATCTGCGGCCGGAACATGGGACGCACACCTAGGGTGCCCACTTCAGGTGGGGATACGGGCTTTGGAGAATGGGACGCAAGAAACGTCCCCCGCGCCACGCGGTACGTGGCAACGCAAGAGGGAGAGAGTACACAATGGGTAAGAACGACAAAGCAATCGCGGATTACGCGGCAAGCCTTCCCATGCCCGAATCGAGCTTGACCCTGCCCGTTCACGCGGGTAAGGACACCTTGGGTGTGCTGGCAGCGGCACCCAAGCGGTTCAAGAGTGGGCGTCCCGGTTGGTTCGCAACGGGTTCCGTGGTGGTCGACGGCCAGAAGTACCAGTGCACGTTCTCGATCACACGGGCGATCACTGACGCCGAGAAGAAACGTCTCGGTATCGCGTAGGGAGAACGGGGTGCGGGGTGCGATTCCCCGCACACCCAATACAGCCTAGTTAGTGGGGGCGGCGAGAGGTTAGTACCTGATACACTGTCGGGATAGTTAAGACTGCAACCCTGAGTAACAGTACCCACAAAACCTAGGGAGAGAGACCAATGGAAAGCATGACTGTACACCTGAACGTGGACGTGGATCGCATGTACCTGTCGGTACGGTTTGGTGACGATCTCACCATAATATCCACACGCAAGATCCGTGTCAAAGCGGCTCAGGAACATGTGGAAGATATCCTGACCGATCTTCTCAACTGGGTAGCAGAAGGTTGTCCGCTCGATACCTTCGACTGCATAGGTCCACTAGAGGCGATCTGACGGCGTGAGAGAGAGGGGACCGGGGTGCGACTCCCCGGTATCCCTATACCACAACCTAGGAGGGAGCCGTGAGTATCTACGGGATATTGGACCGTGAAGCTAAAGCGTGGTGGTATCACGCACAACTACGGCGACAGGGTAACGTCGTAGAGGCACGTAAGCGGGAACGTCAGAGTATCCGCCGTGACGTGGAACAGTTCCGCAGCGCACTAGAGTGCGGTGGTCTGCTACAGATCGGCAAGGGTGGCCACGTATTCTACTACCACCCACATGCTCACGTGTCTGGGTATGAGAATGCTGACGGACATACGGCACAGTGCTGCCGTATCCTAGGCATTCCAGTGCTGGACGTACGGCCCGTGGTGGACCGTAATCCGGGCTTCGTGTGGCGTGCACCTCTGTTCCGACCCGGAGTTAGGGCACGGTCCACGTGTGAGGTGCCAGACTGGATGATACCGGGGTTGGGTGGTGCGTTCAAGGACTACGCACTGGCACAACAAGCTGGTGTCGGGTGTCTGGATGAAGTGACACGTGATGAGTACATAGCTATGTATGTCGCAGAGGGTGCGATACTGTCGTAGCTATCACTGAGAGGAGAGGGAACCGTGAGCCGCAAGACGGTGATCTGGACCCGCAAGTTCAAGCAGGCGGGTAGCTTGAGCCCCATACTGCCGCAGTACACCGTGCGGTACGATAAGCGGGGTGTGCTGAAAGTGGTTACATACCCCATGCGGCAGGACAGGCTGGAGCGGTTGATGAACCGCTTCGAGAAGATGCGGTAGTATGTAGTACAACTAGAGGGAGTGACCCATGCGCGAGATACGTTACACCGTGTGGGAAGTGAATCCAAACCGTGACCTAGATCCGGTGGACGTAGTGCTGCGTGTCGAAGATGGGTACGTGACAGAGACGTTCATGAACAAACGTACACAGCGGAACTGGGTGACATCACGTGTGGTACGGAATACCTACTTCCCAGAAGGACAGGACACATGCATAGGGTAGTGATTACCATGAGTGTTGATGCATGGGACGTCCTAGAGCAGTCGCTACAACTCGACGCATCAAGCGCTGCCGTGGACCCAGCATTGCGTCAACAGATACGTGCGGCCCTTGAGGAGATGCACGTGGAGTACACTGAACACGACCCAGACACATGTGGGTGCAAGTACGTTGGGCTTGGTATGTGGGACTGCGGTCACACAGATCAGCACTAGGAGTGGGAGGACTGGCGGCGGCGTAGCGACAGGTAGTCGCACCCCGTTTACATGTGCGGGGACGTTAGCACGGTTCGAGTCCGGTCGCCGCCACTTGATACAACCTTGGAGGGAGAGATGATCGACATCAGGATAAACGTTGAAGACGCACCCGTTACCTTGCGTATCGACGGTGTTGCGTACAATGTGGACCTTGGGTGCTGGCGAATTGAAGGGTTCAGGTTAACCCGCGACAGCGATGAACAGATCAGCGCAGTTGTGTTCGCTTTCCTGTCCGCTGCGATGGAGTGCCGTGTGGCTGGACGTGCGAAGGTGAGATTGCTGGATCTGGACGCCGACTTCAGGGCCGCATACCGACCGCAGTTTACTGCGGTTTCGATAGGTTAAACCACTACCAGAGGAGGGAGTACCGTGGACTTGAAGGCACAGGAGTTTCAGCAAGACAAAGAGGCTGCGTTACTTGCCTCTAGTCTCCGGTCAGGACCACGAGCACAAACCCTGCCAGAGAAGCAGGTTGTGGTCATCTCCGGTACGCCAGCAGGTGGGTTTGCCGTCATTGGACCGTTTGACGGATATACCAATGCGGCAGAGACATGGGCTGACGCGTACATTGGGGCCTTTGACTGGTGGGTTGTGCAGCTACAAGAGCCTGAGGGGTTCTGAGTTATGCGCTGGCCTCAGTGGACGGAGCCGTTTCAGGAGACTGGTGTATTGTGGCGTATTGCCCTAATACTGGTCTGCCTGATAGTTTCGTGGATTCTTTCCACGTGTGCACAGGCTGCTATGATGCCATTGGACAGTGCGCCGTGGTAGCTTTGTGGATAGTGGTAGGAATCGGCATGGTGATCGGCCTACTGGATTGGATGATCCGTAGGGAACACTAACCTTCACAGTACTAGAGGAGAGGGAACCGTGTTCTACTTGTTCAACCAGAACAGCACGTTCGGGTATATGGTCCGTAACGAGGACGTGGATAGCTACGTGTTCGTTGAGGCGGATTCGTATGCGCAGGCCAAGGCGATTGCCAAGGCGCATGGAGTGTACTTCGATGGTTGCGCCAAGGGTATCGACTGCCCGTGTTGTGGCGACCGTTGGGTCTATTGGGATAGCGAGGGGTTTGATGTACCCACACTGTACGACGAACCCATCAACGAGTTTCATCCTGAGCAACAGGACGCCGATTCGTGTGTGGCCTATTTCGCTAATGGTACACGTGGCTATGCTCGGTCTCCGCACGGCTCGTACTCTGGGATGTGTTGGCCGGATAACAGCAAGCGTCCACCCACGGCAGACTACAGGTTTGCCGACACGAACGCCAAGAACGACGAACCGGAAGACCCAGAGAGGTTCAGCGAGTTGTGTGACCTTAATAGGGGTCTGACCAAACCAATGACTGACGCTGAGTTTGTTGCTGAAGTCAAGAAGCAGTACGAGAAGTACGACAATTAGTGGTAGAAACACAAAGAGGAGGGAGACGTGGAGTATACGGACAGATTTGTACGTATATTCGAACAGGCTACGCCAACAGATCGTAGGTTAGGTAGGGTGTGGTATCCCGATGCGTGGGACATCGCCGTGGGCTTGGCCCGTGGTTATGGATATCCTGCACCACATGTGGCAGCCGCTATCTCGGCACTGTCTCCTATGGTGCGTTGGGATCTGAACGTTGAGTATACACGTTCCCTCTTGCGATCGGTGCGTGACGGTATTATAGAGCCACAACTGCCTGTCTTCAAGTCAAACGTCAAGAAGGCAATTAACGCTCTTGACATCGGCGTGGATGCCCTACTTGGCGCCCCGAAAACCACGGAGTTTACGCGTGGAATCTGCTTGGAACCAGACGCAGCCGTGGTCGATCGTTGGATTGCTCGGGCCTGTGGGTACACTGGCAGGCTCAACAAGAAAACCTACGATATTGTGGCTCAGCCATTACGAGAGGCTGCGTGCATGTGTGGTGAGGACGTAGCACCATTCCAAGCTACGGTTTGGATCATGGTACGTAGTCCACAGAGAGACTTGTTCGAGTAACAATCAGCCTAGGGAGAGGAGAACATGTTAAAGGTTCACGTAGTGACCGTGCCCCGCCATTTCTCGTGGGGCGATAACGATGAACTGGCTGACCATGATCTGGCACTTGTACCAGCCAGAGTGGAGGAAGTGTGGTACTGGTATCAAGTTGATATGTACGAGGGTGCTGGACAGATCCTCATGCGTGCCGATGATCAGTACGACATCCACGACATGGGCCATTGTTCGTGCTATGGTCCGATGGACGACTGTTCCTTCATTGGATACCACCCAGATGAGTTATGGGAATCGCTGAGCGTTGCCTACCGTGATGAGGCGCGAATCCTGTTCGAAGCCGCTGGTTTGGAGGTCCTAGATGCTCAGGATCAAGGTTGAGCACGAAAAGGTCAAGACTGGTGGCAACTACAGTCGTGATTATATCGTCAAGGGGATCGAGGTTGAGTCCTACGGAGTGTTCGACAGCGTGTTGCGTGAGTTGCTGCACGTCCTTGAGCACTTACATGAGCTGTTAGACCAGAAGTAACCAACATCGAGGGGAGGTGAGAACATGACTGAGTATCTGGCGAAGATCACGTTCGCCTCACGAGACCCCGCCGAAGACGTAGCACGACACATTCAGGACTTGCTGGATTACGAACCAGCTTATGCTGGTCTCAGCGGGTCATTGACTGAGTGCTGGGGATTTGGTGAGTGGGGTGTGGAGCCAGCAATAACGCTGGCAACGTATACAACCAACATGAAAGGGCTACAGCGACTTGTATTCCTGTTGCTTGAGGAGTACGACCAGTTGTGTGCGTACGTTGAGTTGTCGTGCTGGGCAGAAGGTGTGCCGGTCGAGCGATACGTGGAACTGTGGTCTCATGACCCGATTGCACAGAACGGGGTACACGTCAAGCCAGTGATTGATTCACTTCGAGTGCAGACATGAAGAAACGACACGTAGAGGAGGGCCACCGCTTCATAACGGAAGTGGAATGCTGTGGTGAGTGGCTGCGATGTGAAGGCTTCACCACGACATGCCCTGACTGTGGAGCAGACTACAACTGGGCCGGTCAGCGGCTCGCATCCCGAGAACAGTGGGGTGAGGAAACCGGAGAGACCTACGCGGATCTGTGGGATCTCTAACAACCAACCGAGAGGAGGGGAACCATGAACTTTGAGACGCTAAGCGCTGGCGATCGACTGCCTAACGGTGGCGTTATCGCTCTTGCTGGTCCGATCGTACGGCAGGATGGTTGCTTTCCTGCTCGAATTGTGCTGTGTGAGTTACCAGAATCGCTGACCAAGTACGTCACGTGGATGTGCTGGATAGATAATGAGCGAGTGGCATGCGCGTGGGGTGACTACTGTGTGGAACTGGATGATGCGTTGGAGGCGTTTGCCGAGAAGCGCAAGCGATTGGAGCGGTGATAGTCTGGCGCGTAGAACACCCGGAGTCTGGCCGTGGACCACACCATCATGCTACGTACTTGGAGACAGACAATAATCCAAGCTATGGTCTTTGGTCTGACTATGAGAGTGGCTTAGATGCACAACATCATCCACTACCACACCAAGATGGACTCCGAAATGTAGATTACGATGGAATGCTGTTCGGGTTCGCCTCGCTATGGAAACTCAAGGAGTGGTTCAACGAGAATGACCGTGCTATCATGTACGATTTCGGGTTCCACATTGTGACCTTTCTTGTACCGGACGACAAGGTTAAGAAAGGGTGGATGCAACTCGTCTTTGACGAACATTCCGCTTTGAGAAGTAGAACATACTCACTGTTACTAGATTGGGAGGAGGACGATGAGAGACCAGAGGGAGAGGACCTTTCCGGGGCTTAAGCATAGGTATACGCCACCGAAAGATCGCCCCGGTGATCCGTGTGATCGCTGCGGTATCGCGTTCAAGGAGCATCCGGGTATCAAAGGAACCCCGGTAGCATCTGGGTTCGATTCACCGGAGAAGCGGGTGGCAAGAGGTGAACCCGCTGCACATTAAGGCATAACCAACTAGAGGGAGAACGAACATGACTGCGAAGAAGCAGGAGACTCGGGCAGAGTTAGAGGATGCACTTGTGAGCGCAGCAGAAGAACTGATCACGACACGTGGCTACGAGTATACCAGTATCCAGACGACGTATCGCATAATTTTGGATGGCGATGAGTTCGAACTAGAAGCTGTCGGTGATGGTGATGTGCTTATAACTGCTGAATGTGGAACGGGTGTCCTTATCGAGTGTGATGAGGCTGTCGAGCTGTCTGCACTCTTACTCATGCTATCGACGGGGGATGTATGAGTAATCCAAGACAGTTTGAACTGGCCGAGGAAAACCTCGTGGGTGCTGTCCGTGCGGCGTTGAAGTACTTTGACCCGGACGAGATTTACAGTATCGTGGATGCAGCAATCGTTGAGTTGGACTTCGAAGAGCAGGTGCAGCCGCTTGACGATGAGGGGTACGAACAATTGTGGTAGTGGACACCACACAACCAGAGGGAGAATTGAGATGGACCCGTTTGACGGCCTACCGGACATCGAAATGCCGTGGGACTTGCAGAAGGTTGATGACAATCTCTGGGTTGGACAGAGGGTCATGATCTATCGTAACCCAGACGGCCAGTATCTCGTGAGGATAGAGGCGTCGAAGGTGACGTTCGATCTTCTCGTGTCGTTGCTGGCCCTTGTGTCTAGCGATTCGAGCAACGATGATCTGTTCAATGTGTACGCAGAACTGTCTGAGCACTTCGATGATGAAGCCGACATTGCTTCGCTTCTGAATGGTGCAATCGTGCTTGACGAGGAGGCGTTTTGGGATGGGAACGAAGGATGATGGATGGGTGGTCTTGACAAGAAGGACAAACGACCCTAAGTTATTCTGGATCGAGATGCTTCTGCGGGTCAAGTTCGGAATCGAGACCAAGCGAGACGGCGAATCGTTTCACGCACCAATCATGAAGGTGCGCAAGGAGGACCATGATATAGGATGGGCTATTGTGGTCCTGTTCGATGAGATAGAGGACGACGATCCGATGTTCCCATCGTAACCACTCACCAGAGGAGAGAGAACCATGATGGATGCGGCTACGATTCGACACATGTCGAGTCAAGCGGCGATGGCCGCTGCGTTTGAGAGGAGGATTCCTCTCCAGCTTGAAGCGTACGAGCTGGAACCACCGTTTCCGATCCCGTTCATCGGCAATGCGGTGAAAGAATACGGTCTCCCGTACGAGGATGTCGAGACGTTCTTCGTGGACAGTAGTGGGTTCGGCCGTCCCGGTGAGCCAGCGCTGACAATCAATGAGTTCATTGACAGGGCAAACTATCTGATCTTCGATAGCGACGAGCCGGTCTACTGGGCTATTACAGAGGCTGGACAGTTTCAGGTGTACATCACGGCCTACCACAAGACGTACATGGTGAGCGATGACGAGATCGCTGACATGATGCCCGGAGAAGATGCGTTCTACCTATGCGACGGTTGCAACGAGTTGCATGATTATGAGGACGAACCGCCTCAGTATACCCGTGATTACGGAGACATATGCCCAGACTGCTGGGACTGGTCTGGCGACAAGACCGATACCGATATCGTTGGCGACGTAGAAGCCACGTATGTCGAGATTGAAGTCTTCGAGAAGTTCGGCCAGTTTGTTGTCGAGTGCTGGGCGTACGGAACCCATTCGAGACCTGACCATCTGACCAATGGAGAGGGGGACCTTGGCATCTTTGACGATGCTGACGATGCGATGGAGGAGGCACGTGCGCTCGCCAATGAGTACTTGACTGAGAAGGGAGTAGTGTAGCGATGCCTTGGTACACAGTAGTCAACTACGGCTGCTGGAAAGACCACTTTGCTTCAGTTCATAAGCGAGGATGCCGTTCTATCAAGAATGATGCGCGTAAGAACTGGGGTTCAACGTGGGACGAAGAAGCAGACAACCCAGAGGAGATCGTCAAGCGATTCGTTGACGATATCAATATGGACATACAAGCCGAAGGCAGTGAGGGGTGGGGTTATGATATGGTGAGAGTCCATAGTTGTTGCAAGGAGGCGTAGTAAGGTGAGGCTGACGAAGATCAACCCAGACTATTACCGTCTGGAGGCGTTGCTGTCTGCGTACCCACAAGCTGATATGCCATATCATGAGTGGCGCGAAGCCGTCCTCGACGCGGTGGAGGAAATAGCGGCGCGAACGGCGGCAGTCAGTCGTGTATGGGAAGCGACGGGCAACGCTTGTCCGCTAGAAGAAATCTTAGACGCTGAACCGGGCGATTGGGATATGGATGTCGCCCGCCGCCTAGTGCGCGGCGCCAAACAGAAGGAACGGGACGAGGCGCAGGGCCTAGCTAGTACGGGTGTAATGTCAGAGAGAAACCGTACTGACTCATCTGACACGGCCCTGCGCACCGAACTGGACGAGGCGCTGACGGGGCCGTGCTGTTCATTCTCAATGCCTTGTGACCACCGAATACAGCGCATCCGCGACCTGTTCGCACGGCTGGAACGCGAGCGGGATCACTGGAAGTGTCTCTGTGAGATTGCTGAGGCTTCGCTACGCGAGCACGGATACGGAGGCGACGATGACTGACCTGCGCGACGAGTTAGACGAATGGGGCCACTTCACCGATGAGGCTGATTTCTTTGAGGAGATCGCGGCATGGGTAGTCGATGGGAACCTCGACACACATGGCCGATGTGCTGCGCTTCGGGACAGCGCCGACCGACTGCGTGCGATGCCCGAACGCCTTGAGCGGCTGCTGCGGGATGTGGGAACCGACGTGATGATGTCAGAATATGTGGAATCGCGCACACAAGGATGGCTGACCGAAATCATCCGAGCTGCCCTCGCCAAACAGAAGGAACGGGACGATGGCAGCGGAACCGAATGACATAGTAGCGGTGGGCGCCCGCGCCAAGCTGGGGGCGGCGCTGGATGAGGTCGAAGCGGCAGGGGAACAGCGCGGCCTATGGTCGGCCACGAAAGACAAACGACACGCTGCATACGGTAGTCGGTTGGCGTTGGCTCGCAGCGAAGCCCTCGACGCGGTGGAGGAGATAGCGGTGGAGGCGGCCTGCCTTGGGCACGAATGGGTAACACTTGAAGGGTCTCCCGAGGAACGCGCAGCGCAATGGTTTGACTGCGAGCCACCGCCAGCAATACAGATCGCCCGCCGCCTAGTGCGCGGAAAGGATGGAGAGCATGACTGACTGTGCTGCTCGTATCCGAAAGTGGCCGCCCGTGTGGCGAACCGAAGAACGTGGCGGCTTGATTAGACTACGCCCGTGGTATCGACCACCGCTCCGGTTTTGGTGCTACAAGGTGAGGCTGATACTATGGCGATGACTGACCTACCCCCGGCGCTACGGCGCGGAGTGGAGGCGGTGGAAAAGGCGAAATGTGATTGCGAGTCGTTCAGGGTCGGCCCGCACGGATCACAATGTCCGGTGACGCTTGCCCGTGCCGCCCTCTGCGCGAAGGTGGAACGGCTGTGCCAGATAGTCTCGCTCGATGAGCGCATAGCTGCCCTACTCAACGAGGCCGACGATGAAAGCAATAGCGGTACATAAGCGGTACGTCTACATGGGCGACCGCGATGAACTCGTGCAAGAGTTTCACGAGATACGGAACCTTGAGGCGGTGTCTGAACTGGTCAAGCGACTGCTACGCCGTAGCACGTTAGCTTCACCACTTCCAGTCTGGCACCCACGGGAATGGGTTGAACTTCGTTTACTCAACGAGGCCGACGATGACTGACGAGCTACGCGAGTACCGGGAGGCAAAGCTGGACTTTGCCAGAGTATTGCGCTTCCGCGAAGGCGACGCAGAAAAGTACCTTGCCGTCAATCACCGCCTCGATGCTGCTGTACGGGCGTTGGTTGCGGCTGGCGTTGATAGGGCGTTGGCCCGCCGACTACCACTAATCGCACCACGCGAGAAGGTAGAACAGATTGCCGCTAAGGCTGAAGCGGAGGCCATCACCATCGCCGCCGAACTGCTACCGGAGGACTGACCATGACTAACCTGCGTGACGAGATACGGGATTGGGGCAACACCGAAAGCGGTGACGGCGAATGGATAGAAGTAACGATAGAACGCCTTGAGCGGCTGCTGCAAGACTTAGAGCTAGAAGCCTACATAGCGGGCGAAGTTTCATTCGGCCCATACACAGACGGTGCTGCCGATGAGCGCATCCGCGCCGCGCTCGCCAAACAGAAGGAACGGGAAGATGGGTGAGCACCGTATCGGCTGCGCCAGTCAGGGGTGGCACCACTTGGGAGATGGCCCCAAGGCGTGCGATTGCGAAGCCGATCAGATTCGCGCAGACCTTGAGGGGGAATGGTTCAAGGCGTACTATTGTGTGAACTGTATACCAGAAGATGAGAAAGGAGGGTGATGAAATGGGTGGATTATCGGCGAGGGACGTGGTTGAATGGGCGCCAGACATACGCAGCGCATTGGAATGGCACCTATCGTGCAACCATTTTCCACCAGTACCATTAGAGTGGATCGACACGTGCGTGCAGATCATTGAGCATGTGCAGGAGTGTGTCGATGAAGACACGTACCCGGAGTGGGACGACGAGGTGGACAATCCGGTTCGCGAAGGTGAGGTGGTGAACATTGGTAAGGTGTTTGAAGCCTTGCACTTAGACAACTTCATCAACTACCAAGGATACGATTATGTTGAGGACTGAGTACCCGGAGGTGTGGGTGGTGAATGCGGACGGCATAAATGTTGACTATGAAGTATTCGACTCATTCGACGCATTGGAGGCATTCCTGCTTGCCGTGCGTCGGTATGCGTATCCGACGTGGAAGGCATTCACTGACCCCGACATGGCACAACAGTACCTGAGAGAGGAGCTGGGTAGCGATGTCGAAATATAGGAGGAACCTTGAGAAGGAGGCCGAGGGGAATGCAGCGCAATCACCCGATGACTAGGGTGACGTTCGAGATACGGCTGGTTAACGGTGATTATGTGTGGGGATGTATTACTGCACAATCAAGATCATATGCCGAGTCGTATATGATGGCAGAGTTGTCTAGTGCAGGACGTGTGCGATTGTTCGAGCGTCAAGAACCTCATGATTCATTCGTGGTGTATGCTCCCATTGTGATGCACCGTATCGTTGATGTAGAACAGTTCTATCCAGAGGAGGAAGACAATGAGTGACTTCGCCAACGAGTTTGAAGAGGCGATCGGCAAGCTGATCACCATGGTCGTTGAGAGCCTTGTCAATGACCACATCGACAGCTACGAGGTTGAGAGTATCATCGAGGACAAGGTGGAGCACGTGGCACAGAACTGGCTGGAGTCCGACGCCGAACCGTTGATCGAGGAGATGGTCGATCGCAAGATCGACAGTGAGTTCGATGACCGTGACGTTGACTCTATATCTCCATACTGTGAGGCGTTGCGCAAGACGTTGACGTTGGTCGATGCGCGGTTGACTGTAATTGAGAATGTGCTACGAGGCGCATTCAAGGACCTGTAGTCTGATGGCGCATAGCGAGTACCCGTGTCCGTCCTGCGGTGTCGTTGGTCCATGTCGTGTGATAGATGTACGCACGATTGAAGACGGACGTCGCCGCAGGCGTGAGTGCCAGTCATGTAAGAGAAGGTTCACGACGTACGAGATATCACGTAGTCCGATGTCTGCGTATGCAAGGCGGAAGATCGAGAGGGAGAGATGGAAAGGACTCTAAGTCTACGACCCAAGAATACGAGCGTTGATCTTGGGCTACTAGGGAAACGTGTGCTCATTGGCAGCCGGAAGCGTGCAGGTCGAGTCGTCTGCGAGACACTGATTCCATTAATATACTTTGATGAGTGGACACCAATGGCGATCGTCAGACTCGAACACGGTCTCTTTGTCGATGGTGATGATGTGTTGCCGTCGATGGGTGTCAGCTTGATCGTGTGTGATCCGATGATACTGATCGTGATCGGTGAAGATGACGATCCATTAACCTTTGGAGAGGAGGAAGAGTGATGGGTGAGCTGCCAGATGCGTTTGCGTTCATACAGTCACTCCGTGTCGCCTTGCTACGCATGGAACAATGGGGACAGGTTGGCGGACTCGAATCACCGGAGGTACTTGGATTCTTGCGCGACCTAGATGCGGTGGTCTGGGATATGGTCGATCAAATGGAAGGTAACGACAGGGGTTAGGATTCTACTTCACCCTCGATCATGAGGATCTCTGCGTCCTTGATGAAGCCTGCGAATGGCTCGAACTCGTAGTCTGCATCCTCGATACGCATGGCTTCGGCAAATGCCATGTTCTTGTCGATGCCTTGCAGGATCTGGCGACGATAGTAATCGAGTTGGGCATCGGTGAGATCACCAAGTCGCTCTGCGGTAGGTAGCTTATCGACTTCGATCTTCTGTGGTGTCTTACCCCAGACACGATCCTCGACACGTGGTGCGATTTGCGCGGCTAGCTTGTGGAAGTGCATGGCGACGGGGTTGGCAATACTTTCGTATAGTATGGTGCCGTCGTCATCTTTACCGACTGGGTTACGTATGTACTCAGGTTCCTGCATGGCACGCTGCATAATGAACTCGTAGAACTGCTGGACTGCCGGGGCAAACTCGCGCCAGTCCCGTACCTTAAGGCGGTTGATACCCTCGCCAGTTTGAATCTTGAGGCGTAGGATGTGGGCCTGTACGTCATCCTCTTTGAGCGCTTTGCGTGCCGTGTCTGGGTGACATCCAACGATTCCGGCTATCTCTTTGTAGTGCTTACCTTCGAAGGATAGTCGTGCGATCTCTTCACGCATAGGTGTTGATGGCATGAGCATACCGTCTTCACCGATGTTACCCTTCGTGTCATTTCGAGACGTCACAATTCTTTCTCCCAGTAGTCTACGTCTTCTGTGGCCCACATGACTGCGGGTTTGTAGGGGAGGAAACCAGAGCGGACGAGATTCCTAGCTGACGTAGTAGGTTCGCTGCGAAGTGTATAGGAGACGCATCTGGAAAACCCAACGCTGCGTGCCCACTTAATGCGCAGGCTGATGAACCTACGCTGAAGCCCACGTCCTCTATACCCCGGTAGTACACCAGCTCGTGAGAGTATGGCAGTCTCACTCCATCGTGGCTCATCACACGTTGGTCGTATCGGTCGTACAGAACAAAACCCCACGGGCTCATCCACATCATTCCAAGCAATCCAGTAGACGTTGCCCAGTTCTGGACCCTCAAAGAAAGTATCGGGGAATAGTATGGTGTGGAGTGCTCGCACCGTTTCGATATCACTGGCTCTCCTGATCCTCATCGCTGTCTCCCAGAATCTCTTGGATGGACAGACCGGCCACGTCTGCCCAGCTTTTGGGGAACGTGACGAGCAGTCTCCCCGGCTTCTGGGTCATGATGATCGGGCGGCGGCATGATCGTCGGCCATGTCGCGTCCGATAGGAATTGGGACAGGACAAGGACACATAACCGGGGTAAATCCCCTGTCCATCCTCAACATGGAGGCGAACATAGACCGGCTGACGACACCTTGGGCAGTTAACGTGACGAGTAGTCTTGCACACAATCGTATAATATAGCACGGATCTGCCATTTTGTCAAGGGGTCTGCCATTTTGGCAGGGGCTTGACAGGCGTGGTCAAATGTGTTAGATTTGGTGCGGATTTTTCAACGGAGGAGGAACCATGGGTGAGATCACGTTCAATGCTTACAATCGCCATAACGGGTACTATGGTGGAATCCTGCTGTCAGCTAAGGCTCTGGATTGATGGAGATCTTGAGGGGACTGGCTGTCTACCTGATTCTGGTGTTGGTGGGAGTGGTGATCGGCTGTGTCAGAGAGGTGGCCGTGATCGTCATGGAGATGAGGAAGAGAAAGGAAGAGAGGTGGCGGACTACATCCTTGAAGTAAAGGACGGCGAGATCTACTTAGACAGTGAGCTGATATGCAAAGGAGACAAGGCAAGAGCGATCAGGCTGATGTCACGATACCAGTCGAGGGAGGCACTGAGGCTGGTGTTTCTCGCTCCGCTGGGAGATCGGACAGAGTACGTCAAGCACTACATTACGCTGAAAGGAGGAAAGAAACTGTTCGCGGGGTATCTGTGGATAGTGAGAGCCCCGAATCACAAGACTCTGGAAGTAGTAGCAAAGAGCGAGAAGGAAGCGAAGTCGATCGCACGGAACCTGTGGCAGAGGAACAAGAGACTGCCAGAGGGGACGGAACTGACCAAGGTACCAGTAGAGAGGTGACCGATGGAGGCGAAGCTGGAGATCCGCCAACAAGTGACAGTGACGCTCGACCTGTTGGAGGCAGTGTTACTGCGCGAGATCCTCAACGAGGAGAACGTGACGGCGAACACGGAAGCGTCAAAGCTAGCGTGGGGTATCTGGGAGTGTCTGGACGAGCTACTGGAAGGCAAGCCGGGGGAGCCAAAGAACCCGTTGCTTTGCAAGGCAGAGGAATATATCGCGGAGATGATGAACAAGTGAAATACAAAGTATTCAGGGATCAGTCCCCGAAGGGGCTAGAGAACATCCTCAACAAGTGGCTCGATCAGTTCGATGAGATCGAGATACTGTACGAGGCACTGACTGCTTCCGTGTGGGGCATCGAGTTCGTCATGAGATACGCTGGCGAGAAACTGAAGGAGGGACAAGTCAATGAGTGATCGCCCGAAGTTGAAGATGGCCAAGGGTGAAGGGCCGTTCGTCGGTAAGGTGGAGCGCAAGACAGAAGGCGGCGAAGGCAAGGACAAGTGGCGATCGGTCATTCTGACTGCTGTCACTCCGTGGAAGGACGTCGTTCAGGTTGGTGAGGAGTGCGTTTGGTTCGCACCGAATGACAAGGTGTTCAATCTGTGCGAGCAGGGACAGATCGTCAAGGTGGCCCGACCAGAGAACGCATATACTGTCACAAGCGTACATCAGGGCGAGCCAATCGAGGTTCCTGCCGGTCAGGTATCCAGTGCCACTAGTGGTGGAGACAGGCTCAGTGGCAATGACACACGAAGGACGATTGCCAAGGCTTTCGATCTGGCGTTCGACGTGGCCTCATGGTGGAACAAGAAGTGCGTTGTCGCCGCAGCGGATGCCATGGGTGACCCCGAAGACACTGACCCGTCCTCGAAGCTGGTTGCCAAGTCATTCCTTGGTATGCAGATGGATGGCCGTTCGACCGAGGCGCTGGCTGTGCATATCCTGATGGGCATCAAGCCGAAGTACACGCTGTGAGGTGGGCATGAGCAAACGACAACAATTACCTAACGTACGGATCGGAACGATCGAGGGTATCCCGGTCGCTTGGGGGTCAACTAATGCGACTGTCAACAACAGGACGTACAACATCAGGCTGGCCATGAACGCAGCCAGACGTGCGTTCGGTAAGATCGACCCCGGCGATAAGTTCCTGACGATCGCCTACCCAGCACTGGATGCTGTACTGGTGATACGAGACAGGATGTAGATGAAGGTGAGGAGCAATGGCTGAGACACTCAATCGGGCTGTCGATTCGATCGGCATGGACCCGACAGTAGCTCTGGCTCAGCGATCGGAAGCCGTTAAGAGGGTGGTCGACATCAAGGAACGGCTAGCAAACTACCGATCCATGTATCGTGGCGGAACAGCTTCGCCATATGACCAGCTCAGGAAGGCGTTCATTGCACGTCTGGTCAGTGAGTTACGCAATAGCGCCGAAGGAAAGATAAGTGAGACCAGATTGGATTCTGAGGCACATGCCAGCGACGAGTACAAGAAATGGTTGGAGCACCACCTTGCACGGCAACGTGACATGCACTTACTCGAAGCTGAGTTGGAGCAAGCGGAGCAGGACGTAGCAGAGTGGGACAGGTATATCGACATAGTGCGCACTCTACTGCATTGGAGCGCATCTGAGATGAGGATGACGCAATGATCATATTGCTTGGTGCTGTGGCAGTGATTGGTATCGTGGCCGTGATCGTGCTGTCAATTATAGATGTTGACGACGAGTGGTCAGATAACAGGAGACCGAAAGAATGATCGTAGAAGACGTTGCGAAAGGACTTGACACACTTGTTAATGATGGACAGTACGAGTGGATACACAGATTGAGTAGCTCTGGACGCTGTGTTCGTGCTCGTGTCTATCAAGGACGTGGTGTCACACCAAGCAATGAGCGAACGTGGAATAGTATGTTGGCAATGGTGAGAGGTGACGACATCGAGGATCTCGCCTTGCGCCTATTGTTCGCAGCGGACCCGGAGAAGTATCATAGCCCGCAAGCCAAGGTCATAGTTGAGATCGAGGGACTCGGGGGGATAGCTGGTCACGTCGATTGCCTCGTTGGCGACGATGCTGGACTGGATGTGAAGGGTGTCAACTCCAGTGGTTGGGGCAGGGTGAAGACGCATGGCCCACATGAGGCATATGTGGAGCAATGCAACATGTACATGCGTGCAACCAAGCGGAATAAGTGGTACATCCTGTACGTCAATCGTGACGGCTATCCCCGGGAGGATTTCCCGTTCATGGTATGCGAGATCAACTACGATGCAGATATGGCAGATGCTGCGGCTCGCAGATTCTTGGAAGTCGAGATGGGATTGCACGGCATGTTGCCGCCTCGTCCTTACGCAAGTAAGAACGAGTTCCCGTGTCTGTACTGCGACTACCGTGATCGGTGTTTCGATGATGCGATCGAGAACGTGAAAGAACGCAGCAAGGACAAGGTTGAGGTCGAAGACGAGGGCCTTGCAGCAGTTGCCAGCATATACGATTCACTCAAAGAGGACGAGAAGGATCTGTCGGAGGCGCTCAAAGACTCGCGTGCTAAGATCATGGCTGGTATGGAGTTACAGGATCTAGCCAAGGCTGTTGTCACAAGCAAGGCGCATGGATCATGGGATGTTGGTGTCAATGTTCGCAAGACCAAGCGACTGAACAAGGACCTGATACCAGAAGAGATCTTGCACGACGCTACAGAGGAGACAGAGTACGAGGTACTCACAGTTAAAAGGATAAGTTGATGCCAGAGAAGATCCATAGTTTCCCGAAGGTGTACAACTTAGGCCACCCTGAGGTTGACGGCCTGTTCGAAGGGAATGCGATCGAGGTTACGGAGAAGGTTGACGGGTCTCAGTTCAGCTTCATGGTTGACTCGCAGGGTGAGCTGCACTTCAGGTCGAAGAGCGCCATCATCGTACAAGAGATAGCGCCCAAGTTGTTTGCGCCAGCCGTCATGCATGTGATGTCTATCAAGGACAGGTTGATGCCATATGTCATCTACCGATGTGAGGCGTTCATGCGCCCGAAGCACAATGCTCTGGCATACGAGAGGATACCCAAGAATCACCTCATGCTGTTCGGTGTCGAGAGTGGGTACCAGAGGTTTGAGCAGGACCATAATACTCTACAGCTCGTTGCACTTGACCTTGGTATTGAGGCTGTTCCATTGATCAAGTACGTTGACAGCTCAATGGACATCGAAGAGTTGGATCACTTGATCGACAGGGACTCGATACTGGGAGGGCAGAAGGTTGAGGGCATCGTCTTCAAGAACTACAACAGATTCGGACGAGACGGCAAGGTGCTGATGGGCAAGTATGTCTCGCCACGGTTCCGTGAGTTGCATGCAAGCGAGTGGAAGAAAGCAAATCCCAACCGCTCTGACATCATTGACGATCTTGCCGCAGCGCTGTGTAGCGAGGCGCGGTGGGAGAAGGCTATCGCACGGTTGCGAGAGCGTGGCGAGCTAACGTTGTCGCTACGGGACATCGGACCACTCATGAAGGAAGTGCAGACCGACGTCCATGAAGAGGAACAAGAGCGGATCAAGCAGAAGCTGTTCGACTGGGCGTGGAAGAAACGCCTGAGTCGTGCGACGACCGCTGGTCTGCCAGATTGGTATAAGCGGAGGCTGGCAGAGAGACAGTTTACAGGAGGTGAGAGTGTCGAGCAGGAATAAGTACCCCGTGGGCGTGGAGAAATTCATTCCGGCGATTAAAGAGATCGCTATGCACCAGATCAACTTCGTTGCTAACGCACGAGTGGAGATGTCCCTCATTAGGGAGCAGCCCGATGTGTTCGTTCGCTACGTGCCTGAAGCGTTGGCTCATGATCTGGTCATGAAGTTCTCGCTACCCGGAATGCAGCGTACGGTATCATTGACTGCTCCGAAGACATGGTGGAGCCACTTCAAGACCACTTGGCCGGTATGGTTGCGAAAGGTCTTGTTCTGGATCAAGCCGCCTGTATGGCGATCGGTTTATTTTGATATCGGAGAGGTGTTCCCCGGTATCGTGATGCCAGACAGGTATGGAAGGCTCGTGTTCTTCGACATGCGAAGCACCGACATGCCGTGGTCCCCAGACCTTGACGCTGATCCAGTTCAGGGGTTCGATGTCACCGATCCACCCAATCTCCCAACAGCAAAGTGGGGCGGTGGCGTCCAGCTCGAAGAGCCAAGCGAGTCTGAGGTCAAAGACGTCGAGAGCTGGGAGAACCCTGCCACCGACGTTGATGAACTGAAAGCCGACCTGCTCAGCCATACGAGATGCGGTGGCGTGAAGGCTGGTCAGTGATGGGGGTCTGGTCAGATCGCAGGTTCAGCGATGTCCTGATCGAGATGAATGAGCAGGACGCTTGGAAGGTGGACGAGAAGGGTGAGACGCAGGCGATCTCCCACCTGATCAGGACCTTGCTTCAGGATGTCGAGGAGCCCAACTCTCTGTCACACAACGTGTTCACGTCCACAAGGAAGCTGGCGAACGAGGTGCTGGTGATCTTGCGTGACCAGACACAGCTCAATATACCCAGCCCAGTGGTACACCACATCAAGAACGCAGCTCTGTGCTTCGCAACTGCCGGTGTGCTACAACCTACACGTGGGTCACTTGACAAGGAGCTGAACGATATAGCTATCGACAACTTAGAGTGGACACGAGAGGTAGTACGCCGCTTGCATGTAATCGGAGTGATGCGACTTGTACAGGCATTCGAGGAAGGAGAGGGGGCGACTGGGTTTTGACATTCAAGACATTAGGTGGTGAACGTATACCGTTTGAACGCAGGCCGTTCGAGAAGCGTAAGTGCAAGGATTGCACGTTCTACCTGCATAGGCGCACAGACGGTGGCAAGCGCAATATCGGTATGTGCAGACGACACGGAACAGAGGTATATGATACAGGCAAGCCACTCACACGAGATTGCTTCAGTCAGTCTTGAGCAGCAGGTAATCGGGTCCATGCTCTTCGACAAGAAAGTCGCTGAGCGTGCGATCCGGTCTCTGTCAAGCGATCACTTTCAAGATCCGGCCATGGCTACGATCTTCAATGCTGTCGAGGAGATCGTCAGACACAACTACGCCATGACTGGCGATGTGTTGGAGCGCATACTGCACGAGCGTGATCTGCTCAACGACATCGGTGGGCACGAAACGATCGTTGACGTCATGTCCGTCGCACCATTGAGCGACGATATTGACTTCCAGATTGGACGAGTGCAGGAAGCGTACCGTCAGCGGCTGGTGTTGACGGCTACGGAATGGCTCCAGTACCAGATGCTACAGTACGGTGACAGGGCCACTAGAGAAGACTTTGATGCGATACTTGAGGAGTTCCACAGTAAGATCGTGTCGGCATCGTATGGTACTGACGCTGACTACGACAACCGCAATGTACTACGAAGGTTCTTGGAGTCATCCGCTGCGTCTGAGGAGAAGGGGTACCATCCGGGGTTTGGTATGCTGAGAGAGGAGATCGGCAACATAGTCCCCGGCAAGATGTACGTGATCTGTGCGTACAGCGGACAGGGGAAGAGTACGCTCTTGGCCAACCTGTTCCAGCGAATGATTGAAAACGACGTGCCCGCTGCTGTGTTTTCAACCGAGATGGGCACTGACTTCTTTAGTCGTGTCGCCACGGTTCAGGCCATGCAGTTGGGGCTTGACGTAGACTACCGGAAGCTGGAACGTGGCATGCCGCTGTCGGAGTTCGAGCAGCAATCGTACCTCGAAGCGATCAATGAGATGTACAAACACAGCCAGTGGCGTGCCAACTGGCGTGCCACGCTGTCACCAAACCAGCTCCTCTCCAACATGCGCATGTACACCAGCGAGGGGACAAAGGTTTTCATTATCGACCATGGCCACAGGCTTAAGTACGACCGCGCAAACAAGCTTGAGCATATCGCAGAGACGGCGATCGACCTGAGAAACTTCGCCAAAGACAAAGGCGTGGCAGTGATCGTTGCGTACCAGCCACGCAAACCAGACATCGGCAGCGACCTGTCCAAGCCACCAACAGAGGCAGACATCCGTGGCCTGACGGAGATCTGGAACGAGCTGGACGTTGTGTTGTTCCCGTTCCGCCCGTGGGTCAGACGTAACGGACTTGGCAGGACAGAGATAGACGGCAAGGGTAGGCCGGTGCTACTGACCACGGCACGCACATTCAATTCCGTGCCGGAAGATGAGCGCAAGCTAGATGACGAACACTTCTATATCAAGGTGGGTAAGCGAAGGGCAGGCGGTGAAGGTGGCGTGCTGTTCTTCCCGTTCAATACCAAGGCAGGCGCCGTGGTAGAGACAAAGCGTCGTACGCTACCCATCTCCATCCCCGACGACCCCGTTCTCCAGTCGCTCGATCTTGAGGAGGAGATCGGTGACTATCCGCACGAGCGATAGCCAGTCTTCGGCCCGGGCCACCACGTAGCGGTCACGTGGTTTCCCGGGTCCGTTGGTCCTATTCAGTAACGCAGCAGGATAGTACTCAGAGAGCGCAGTGGACTGGATCGCCTCTTCCATAGCCTTCCAGATCGAAGGCGACTTCCCAGATTTCAGTTGATACTTGACCTTGAAGTCGGACGTCAGATTGTGTACGACGTCGCCAAGGTTCCCGTGCTTTGACTCAGACGTTACGCGTTCAGCCCAGCAACCACAGTCGTTCAACTCACGCGCCCATTCACGCTCTGCGTCGTGGCCGTATCTCCTGTTCCTCTTACCCTGCTGTGATTTGTCCATTAGTTCTCGTCGGGATAGTCCAAGTTGAAGCACCGCACCACATTGTTGTAGGTCTCGCACTCGGTGTGGTACACCCCGTCCTTGTCGAAGCTACTGGATTCTATACCATCAGCGTATGCTTCAGCAGCACCGTTGCTACTGCACTGATACGTACTGTACATCTCCCACCCATTGATGTAGTAGGAGCTGACGTAAGTGCAGACGAACTGTGCGTCAAGTACACCGTCTGGGATCTCGGTCACCGCTGGCTTGTCCGTACAGGCGAACGACAGAAGCGCCAACAACCCAATCGCTGTGCCTAGCAAACTTTTCCTCATGAAATGCTCTCCTAGTTAGTGTTGTTGCTGGGTCTACGCCACGCACCAGTCTTGTGCGTGACACCATCCTTTACGTCCCTATATGCACGGAAGAAGACTTTCGCACCGCTGTCACCTTCACGTTCGTACTCACATCTGAGTGGGGAGGCGTGCAGTACGAGCGGATCGAGTGGTCTCCAGTATGGTTCGAAACACTTTCCGTGCTCGTCGCAGATCTGCACGTAGCGTGACAGTTGTACTGTAATATGCGTCTCGTATTCCGACAGGTCCAGCTTCAGTTTCAGTAATGGCTCAAGGATGATCAATTCCTTATCGCGCCATACTGACCACTTGTTGATACCAACGACCGTAGGAACAGTGTCGTCTTCTGCAACGTAGCCGAATACCCACCCGCTAGTCGGGCAGTCTTGTGACTGCTCTGGCGTAAAGAAAGCGATAGCAAGTAGTATCACCAGTCCAGCAAAGGCCGGTAGTATTGTGTCCCTTGTGTATCTCAGTAATCCGACCATTCCCTACCATCCATCTCCGCAAGCCACTCCTCGTCACTCCCTTCGTACTCTGGAAACTCGTCCCAGAAATCAATCACTTCGCAGTCGCCACAGTTGTGGCACATGTAGTAGGAGCCGTACGTGTCTTCCTCGTATACCATATCGGAGTAGCAGTTACCGCACTTCATGACTAGGCTTCCAGTTTCTCCATGACAAGGCCCAGTTGCTCTTCGAGCGCTTTGATCCGCTCTTCCTTGGCGTCGTAGTGACCGACCTGTCTGTTGCCACGCTCGACATACCGGCGTAGGAACTTGCCCATGAACACGGAACCTGTCACAGTGCATACGACGTACAAGAGACTGGCACCAAGAACCTCAAGCGACAGTCCGTCGTTGACGGCGGCAAAGAAAACCTTGTCGAAGGTGAAGAATGTTGCAACCAACCAGATGCCGTTGGAACCAACGGCTGCGAACGCATGGTACCAGTCGCTACCACTGTTACGTGCACGACTAACCATGGTGAACGACGCGTTTTGCAGCAAGAGCAGTACTGCCCATAAGACATAGAATGTCATAGCGTCACCTCGTGGTACCCTGCCATTCCTCCACTGCGATCCCAGAACATGACCGTACCTCTACGCTGGTGCTTGTAGCCTGACTCGAAATGCCACGAGTCTTCCGGCGTGAGCCCCGGCAACGATCGGACCCGGATCGCACGTCCCTCCCAGACTTCCTCCGTGAACCTGCCGTCCCAGACCTTCTGCTTGTTGATGTGGTTGTGCCCGACGTGTATCTCTCTCACCTTGCCACGGACCCACAGCTCTGGTGGGCACTCGGTAGCAAAGATCGTGGCCATGTTGTCACGGTTGCGATAGAACTCTTCACCATGCGTGAACATGAAGACGTTGCTACCATACCCGTAGTACGTGCGTACACTCGGTGAGTTGCGGACCTCTACGTGTGGGATATTGCGGAACCAAGCGCTGATCACTCGGCCCAACTTGAAGACGGTGTGTCGGTCATGATTACCCGGGACCATCTGCACTGTCACTTTTGGGAACCGTGCCGCGCACTCCTCAATGCACTCGATGATCAGCTTCTCGACCTTTACAAACATGCGTGCAAGCCGCGTATCGAGATCCTGCATTGTGCCCTTGGTTGTGGCGCCACCACGTGTACCGCCACGAGCATCGAAGCCCGGGGCGTCAACATGGAACAGGTCGTGACCGATGTGTACCAGAATCTCCTCAACGTTGTACATCTGGGACCAGCCAAGCAGCTCAACGAACGCATCTTTGTAGTCCCGTATCCCAATCTCGATGTCATAGTTAAGTCCGACCTCCGGTGCCCATGCCAGCATGCCAAGGTGCGGGTCAACTAGAAACATCTCCATCATCTGTGGTCTGTCCGCACTCCTGAGTATCGGGCGTGGTAAGACACTGGTGTCGGGTCCACATGTCTCGTGCAGCTTTGTGAACTCATCGAACATGGCGTCGATGGCAGCAATGGAGTCGAGCACAGCCTTGGGTTGCAGCGTTGCGCGTACCTGATACAACGTTGTGATGCCCTTCTTGACGCTGTGTTGCTCCCATGAGTTGACACGGAACGAGACCACATCGTAGTCGTCACTGACTGGTATGCGCTCACCGTGCTTACCGTCGATCCAGCGGTATGGGATCTCGAAGAAGTCGAACAGTTGATCGAGCGACGTGATGCGGTGCTCGCTGAAGCCGCTCTTGAGGATGGTGTCGTCGGACAGCAGGTCAAAGTCGAACCCTTCTACACCATGACTCTTCTGCTTTCTCCACTTGTAGTAGTTGCCGCGCAATGTGGAAGCGCCATTGTCCAGTGGCGCACCTACCCGCCTAGCGATCTCCAGCCATGGGAGGTTCTCCACCTCGCGCATGTGCTGGATCGCATAGTAGTCATACTTCAATGTTCCCCCTTACTTGAATGGACGCCACAAGTACCCTACACCGATGTCGTTGCCAAGTGGTGACCAGTAGCCGCATACTGGCTCTATACATCCAACAACCCCCACGCTTGCGCCGTTGCTTCCGGCAAACCCCATAGGACCAACACTAATCCTTGACCATAGGCTGCGCTTATGAGCAACGTAATCATAAGCCCCAATAGTAATAGTCGTATTGTCGGCAAGTTTCGGCGCTTCGATGAAGACATCGGGTCTTCCTGCCTTGTTCTCTGCTATACGTACACTCAGCTCCAAGTCAAGCTGCCACTCAAGACGGAGATCAGCCAGACGAGCATTGACCCACGCCTCGAAGGAGAATCCAGTGGTATCTCGCTCTGCAAAGTGAAGGATCTGAGCGCCCGTGGTGTCAACGAAAACAGTATCAGCCCGAACCGTGACCGTATCCACGACAGTGACTCTAGCGTCGAGTCGCTGGGTGAGTCTTCGATTCTCACGACGGAGCGCGGCCACCAGCTCCTTGTCACTATTGCGTTCAAGGAACGCCTCGTCTGCTGGCATTCCGAACCGGCCTGTCCATCCTTCGACTTCACGTTGCGCAATCCCCGCTTCAATGTAAGCTGAGTCTCTCTGGATAATCGCGGAATCCAAATTGCGATTCAGAGATCGGTTACTAATATACAAAGAAACGCAGAAAAACGCAAGGGCCACGGCGATGGCGGGGGCGACGAAGCCTTTGAGATTAATCATTGGAAATCACCTCGTGTAATCTGAACATCCGGTTCACCCACACAGGTAGCCACGTTGCAGCGGCCCTGATCTTACCAGCAGCGGTCCACGACTTTGCTATCTTGCGGTAGTGTTCGATGCGTTCCCATAGGAACTGTTCCTCGATCAATGGGACGGCGAAGGTCTGACACCACTCGAAGAGTACCTGTCTCGTATTGGGTCCGAATTTGCCGTCGATAGCCATGAGGTCTGTACAGTTGTTCCATTGATGACGGTCAACCAGTGTCTCGATAGTCCGTTGTAGGCAGATAACAGCAGTGTTCGGACCCGTGTTTACTATCGCATCGAATACTATAAGCGCCATTCTGGAACCTGCAACGTCGTGAACCTGACTCACGATGTCACCTTCCCAGATCTCACGGTAGAAGTCAGCAGCATCCTCGTGAGTTACACTTCGTATATCTTTGGGTGGCAACGAGTTACGCACCAAGTACTTTTCCCATTCTGTGTGCGTGATACCCCAGTTAGTTGCACCACCCGGATCGGTTGGATGGTCGCTAAAGCAGCTACCGGACTTGGGACACTCTACGCTGAGTATCCAGTTGAATGCCCACAGGAATCCGTTGCTCATTTGGCACCTCCATTACGAGCCTGAGCGTGTCGTATCGAATCACCAGTCGTCTCGTTGAACTGCGTTTCGCGCTTGTGTTTGAACTGGCGCACACTGAACCCCATCCAGCTCGCTACGAAAGCAAGCCACGCAATCCAGATGTCCAGCTCGATCATCTGAGGCGGCTTCCATCCCTGTATGTGGCCAAACTTGAATGAAAGTATCCACTTGACCACATGGTTCAAGCCGAAGACTATAGCCGTACCGATACCAACGCCTGTACCCGTGAAGGTCAGCCAGTTTGTAGTCGGCAGATCCTTGATCGCTTTCTTCCAGCTAGTGATATGGCTAGCCATATCAAACCACTGGCCAACGCTGGCCAACATGGCTTTGACTTGCATGATTATTGACCTTGTGTTCTGAGTGCGTTCTGTCTCTCGATTACTTCTTCCGCTGCCTCTTGTCGCATGATATCAGTGATATCAAGGCCACGTAACAGGTTGGGGATATCTACCCCACCACGCGCCATTGAGATGCGCTGCCTCACGAGACCGGCGACTGCTTCGATCACGGCAGACTGCAAGATCATCTCCAGTTCGTCCACGTCCTTAAACAGTTCTGGCTGCTCCATCTGTAGGATTGCAGACGCCCTGCGTATACCCTGTTGGTACCCAATCGAGCCGATGGTCGCCTCAAGTGCGGCACGGACAATGGGTCCGTCCTCCTGTAGCCTCAGATAGTATGCCTCGTCGCTCTCGTGCTTCCTCTTGTTTGGCATACCGATCACGGCACGCACCCGTGCCATTTCTGTGATCAGCGGATCTGAGCCGATACGAGAATCCTTCTTGGTGAATGGATCGAAGATGTTGGCGATGAGTCCACCGGCCCGTTCTATCGGCTCACCGAACGGGTCCATCTTGGCAGGTAGTTCCCTCGACACGATAGGCAGAGACTTCTTGATAGCGCCACCCGGGTCGATACCACGAATATCGCGCATGTAGTCGTCTGTTCCCATGGCAACACGACGAACGATCGAGGGTACGACAGACGACATGTATGTATTGACGAAACGACGACCGGCTCCGGGTTCTCCTTTAAGCAGCTCCATCGCGCCAGATATACCCAGCAGGAACGACTGCTCAACGACCGATCGAGCAATCGTAGCTACGGACTGTAACGCCTGCTCCTCGACCGGATGGTCAGAGGCATACTCCTGTCCGAACTTGGCTCCGATGCCGATCAGGTTTCCGACAGGCGAGATTCTACCCAAACTGCGCCAGCTCTGGCGATCGTCAAGTGAAATGCTCCATTCTTGAATGTTATAGAGCGCCCAGCGATCACGTTCGCTTTGGTCGCGTGGGTAGTCAGCCGTGGCCAGTCCTTTGTATCCAAGCCACGCACCTATACCGATCGGAGCAGACCCAACGATCGCACGGCCAAGGTATTCGGCCACAGCACGCTGCTCTTGTTCAGGTATGTTCGCGCCCCGTGCGGCACGTGTCATAATCTTGATGGCGTGCGGTATCTCTACGCCAAGTCTGAGTGGCGAGTAGTCGATCGTACGCTGTGCGATGTTCGCAGGCGTGAATACGAACGGCATGATCGTCTCGGCGCCGATCTCGGTGAGTGGATCACCCTTGAAGCCACGACGCAACTGCTGGCCAGCACGGGCCAGTACGCTACGGTCCATGAAGATGGCATACTCGGAGTCTGCTATAGCACCGAACGTCACGTGGTCAGGTGGCGCATCCAAGATCTTCTTGATGCGATCGGCAATCCACTTCTCGGAGCCAGCCTGCTCCATGTCACCAGCACGGATCTTGATTCTCGCCTCGTTACGAGCCAAGACGGTGGCACGCTCGACCAGCGAGCGCTGAAGCGCGGCGTTCCTGAAGATCCTGTCACCGGCAGTCAGGAGCCTGAAGGTTCCATTGACATACCAGTTAAGGAAGGCATTGCCATAGTCGATCTCGTGCACGTCCCATCGGCGCATCGCCTCTGCCGTATCACCCTTCTTCAGGACCTGCCACGCCTCTTTGAGACCCTGACGTGCGCCCTTGAGTGTACCGGTCAGTTGTGCCGCTGGTGATAGAGCCTTGGTCTGGCGACCGGCCATGGTCCCGATCTCACTCAAGACGCGATCGACTGCATAGGCCGGTACGTCCTTCAGGATCTCAAGCGTCAACATGGTCGTGTTGCCGATGAGGTTGGCGGCATGCGTCTGGAACGCGGTCAATAGACCAGCTTTCCACAAGGCGATGACCTTCTCGATCGGTGACGCCTCGTACAGGTTGGCGATGAACAGTGCCAGTTTGTCCTTGTCACCCTCACCAAGTAGTTTGATGATGTTCTCACGCACGTCTGGTGTCAGTGGACGGTCACGCAGCATGCGCTTGGCCAACGTCATCCATGGCGCCGGATCGCTCATATCAAGATCGGCAGAAGTAACGTACATCTTGAGCTGGTTGAGGGCACGACCGGTCTCGCTCCGCTGTTTCATGAACTTGCCGGTCAGATTGACCATGCGCTGTTCGATGGCGGCAGCCTCTGTCATGAGAGCGTTGATCTGGCTCTGACCTTCGGCGGTGAATGCTTCGCGTCCAAACTCACCAGTCATGGCGATGTCACGATAGACTTCCTGAAGTCGTCGCGTGTCCTGATTCAGGATCATCTTGATCGCCAGCATCTCATTACGAGTAAGTGAGGTGGCTCGCTTACGCTCCAGCAACGACGGGTTGATACCCAAGGATGCCGCCACCTTTCTGGCCTCACTCCACGTCATCTTCTTTGCTGGGCCAAGTGCCTTTGTGATATCCACTACGGTCCTCGCCAGCAAGTTCTCCCCACCATAGTCAAGACCGAATCGCGCAAGCGAGCCAATGTGTTGCTCTGCTGCCGCACGTACTTCCGGTATATTGATGATATTGACGGGTCCACCTGTCCCGGCCCAGCCTCTGAAGTCCGGTAGGTATCCGTCAACTACGAACTCGTCAATGGTACTCGTACCAGCCTCGATCGCCGCGTTGACAGACCCGGGTTTCGGGCGAACGGTACCAAAAGCGTCGGCATCAGGGAATCGCTCAGCAAGATGCGCGATGAAAGCTTTGAGCCCCGGCTCTTCAAAGTCTGCGATCATGGCGCCAGTGGACTCTCTGGTGACTGCGACGTCTAGTATCCTACCACCAAGTTTCTCTGTTACCACCGCATCGACTGTACCAGTAGGTGTACTGACCGTATAGTTGTGAATGGCCTCACCGGCAGCCGTGGGTTCTCCTTCACCATGATACTCGATCGTTACACCTTCGAGTCGCTCTTGCGCGATCCTCTCGGCCCGTCGCTGGACGTCAAGTTTCCTGCGAGCGGCGGCTGCGCCACGACCCATATCACCTTGCTGCAAGGCACGTACCATCTCATCGTCTGATCTGGCAACGATCTGCTCCTCGTGTTCTGTCAGACCAGAACGGCTGATCGCACGCTCTTCCGCTTCTGTCATGGTCAGCGGTCGTCGGCTTGGCGGTGCCTCAAGGTCAATGAATGCCTCTTCTGGGATCTCACCGATGAAGTCAGCTTCACGGGCACGACCAATCAGGTCATCTATGATCTCATCTGGATTCGGTATATCTGTTGTGCGCTCGAAGTGTGCGGCACGCTCAGCAACACGGCGCTCGAACTCCTCTGGTGACATCGGCACCTTTGAGAACGGCGAGTCAGGGTGTGGGTTTTGAACGTCGGCGCGTATTGCGTTTACGCGGTCGATTTCAGCCGCCCAGTTTGGCATCTCTCCCGGTGGCAAGTCCTTGAGGTAGACGTCCCATCCAGCCACGTCATCAATCGCCTGCTCGATGCGTGCGTTGGCCCAACCCTCTGAGCCCTTGTCGATACTAAGCGACTGGTTCAGCGGGTTTGGCGCGTCCGGGTTGTCAAGCTTGAAGCCATACCTCTCAGCGAACGCCAATGCCTCGGCCGGTGACTCAGCGTCCATGTGACCGGACGGCATATTACGGTCGTCAAAGAATGTGACACGATATGGCCGCTCGGATTTGCGCGTGTTCTTGGTAATGAGCGCCTTCTCTGATGTGCGTGCCGCTGTCGGTGCGCCAGCACGCACTTCGGTCATGAGAGCAATCTCGGCGTCACTGAAGCCTAGACGATGTGCTAGCTCCAATACCTCGGCATACTCTTCATGTCCCTTGTTGCCACGCTGATAGACATCAACGGCTGTGTCTTCGAGAAGCTTGAGAATCGACTTGCGCTCATCTGGCGTCATCATCTCACGTGCCAGCATACCTTCTCGCGCCCGCAGCTCTGCCAGTATGTTTACGACATCTCTTTCGTAAGACTCTGCTGCCTCAAGGAGTGGGTCTACTGTTTGGCCAGACCTGTCGATCCGTTCGACCTGTACGCGACGACCGAGAGTGACGGAAAGCGGGCCACCCTCTACTGGCTCAAGGATCACGTCTTGCATGGCGTCCATGGCCTGCATGGTTTCCCAGTCCAGATCGTCAGGTGCGCCTTCACTGATCCTGCGCCTCAACTCTACAATGCGATCGACGTTCTCGGCCATGGTCCGTGGGCGATCGGCAATACGTGTACCCTCCGGTCCAGCGATGAATACCCGGGCCTCATCTTCCGGCACCATCTGACCACGTGCCATGCGCTCGGTAACCCTATCTCGTAGACTTTGCCCAGTTGCCACTCTTCGCGCAAATTCGGCCTCTGGCTGCGTTTTGCCCCTTGAGAGTACCTCGGAGAGGAGACGCCCCCGAACTTCGATTCCAGCCCTACCAGCGGCCCGGGCAAGGGGTCTCCCGATGGCCCGCCCGCCCGCTCCGAACATCGGATCGAGGGTGGCAAAAAGTGCGGCGTCCAGCAGGCTGCGTTTGACGTTCCCCGGTTCCTCGACCTGACCGAAAGCAGCACCAGTGACACCACCTCTGACCGCCAGTCTGCCAGCGATGCGTGCCAGTGATTCACCTTTGGAGAGCTTAATCAGACGACCGAATGACGGGATCGTGGCACCAAGCTGCGCCGTGATACCACCGGCTACGGCGATCGGTGCGATATCGCCTGCCAGCATTCGCTGCGTCTCTGTAGGTACGTGCTCGCCAGCTTCCTCGATCTTACGTGTTGCCGTCTCGACCTCCTCGACTGAAGGCAGGCGGGCGAACATACGCGGACCCTCTTCAGCGATAGTTTCGGCAGCAGCCGCATGTTGACCGGCCGCTACTTGACCACCGATGATCGTGGCACGAGCTGCTGCGCCAGCTACACGCTCGACGCCCTCACCAGCTTTGTCGATCCAGCGGCGAACGTCCTCTTTATCTATGTCCGGGTCTGCCCTGAGCAGCCATGCAATCGGAGAGTTGGCGGCACCCCACTTCACTTGAGATCCAATCTTCGCGGCGGTCTCATGGAACCCCTGAAGCGCACGTACTGACAGCTCTTCGAGTCCCTCTCGTGTACCAACAGCCGCCTTGATCTCTTGCCAGATCTTGCGGAGCCCCGCTGGACCTTCGACACCTTCCGTACTCAGTCCCTGAAGACCACCACGTACGGCCGTCTGCTGTGGAGGACGACCCTGCTTCTCGTCCTCAGTCAGAAGGTCAAGAAGACCATTGCCCTGCTGCGGATCTCTGGATGCCATGTATCTTACCTAAAAAGGTGCGCGATCGCATCACCGATAGCGATCGGTGTCTTCAATGCCACGTCCATCATACTCGGATCGTTGGCCTCTGCCTGCTCGATGTAGTATCGTAGCATACGGGCCATGGTTGCAAGATAGAGTTGCTTGTTCGGGTTGTCGTCAGACATGTCGTTGGATACACGCTCCATCGCAGCCACGAGATCATTGACCGTAGGCTCCGTACGCCCACTCGATGTGGCGATCCTGTCAACGAATACTCCAACCTCTTCGAGGGCCGCAAGTCTATCGTCGGGCGAGAAGTCGTTGAGTACGCTCTCCTCTGTCTCGATGCCTTTCTTCCTCGCGTCCTCGACGTTTCGGTTATTGAAGCCCAGCGGATTGGTTGGGCTACCACCACCAAGAGTTGGTGCGCTACCTCCCATTCCAAACAGGTACTGGAGGAAGTCGAACCGCTGTGGAGTGGACCGACGACGGAACTGCTCGATATCATCCAGAGTGATACGCTTGACAGACGTCGGCATGCGCATCCAAGCGGCTGGATAGTCACGTTTGTACTGCTGTATCTCGTTGTATACCTCTTCAGCAGACTTACCCTCAAGCATGTACGGCGACAGAAACTCTGCCACGGCCTCCGATTCGAGTTTCTTTCTCTCCTCCTCGCCACGCTCACGAGCCTCGCGGTTGATTGCACCACGCTCCGTGATCTCACCACTGACAAGTTTGCCCCAGATATCAGAATACCCACCCTGCTTGGCAACCTCGGCATCAAATGCACCCATGTCACGACCAAAGTCCGGGTACGCCTCGTTCACGCGTCGGAACATCTGGTATTCAGACGCTACTTTAGACGCCTGCTGCTGCTCAAATAGTTTTGACTTGACAGCAAGGTCACGCCCCTCTGCACTGCGACTAAACAGACGCACACGTGGAGCGCCGGTCACAGGATCTGGTGGCGCCTCTTCGACTGGGACCGGTATACTACCACCCGGGACCTGTATGTGCTCGACAGAACCAACTGGATACTTTGAAAACGTCTTTGGCGCCATCGTCGGCCTCAGGTCAACATCACCGAACAGAGCACCCTCAAGTGGGTCACCGCTTCGTAGGCCGACAGGAGGCAAATCCGTACGGACCTGCCCCCTGATGACTGATCCCCTCCCTCTCTCAGCGGCCCGCTCCATCCTGTCGATCGCTACCTCTGTGTCAGGTAGCATTCGTGTGATGTTTTCCTGTGGAACAATACCCTCGTTGTAATCTAGGCGCCTCTGGGCAGCGGAATACTCACGACTGCGCATACCAGCCTGACGTTCGTACGACTCCAGCCGTTCCTTTTGCATCGCATGTTCGAACATGCCTTGACCAAACACAGTGGCAGCGCCACCGATGGCATTGGCAAGCCGTTCGGATGTGGACGGCTGCATAGCACGCTGGGTCAATAGCTGTATCTCAAGCCGGTCACGGTCTGATGGGCGTGGTGTAATTGCTTCCGGTCCACGCGACCTGAAGAAGCTAATGCTGACCATTACTATCTCCTAAAGCCATTACGCTCGAATACCGAAAGACGTGGCCGGTTTCGTCTGGCAAATTGACCGAACTGCGGTCCCTGTCCCGGCCCAGTGATCGGGCGGAAACTTGTCTGTTGGGTCTCTGGCTGCGACCCGCCTGTCGCCTCATCTGGCGGCATGAGCGGGTCCTCGGGTGTAAGTACGCCGGTCGCCTTTTCTTGTTGTTCCTTCTGGTCCTCTGCGGCCTCCTCCGGTGTCTTTGGCTTGTTCATCTCATGTTGAAACCAAGCACCACCGACACGGGCCATGCCGCCACCGATCGCATTCGCAAGGCGTGAACCAAAAGAAGGGGCGCGATTCGCCATTGCATACATGAGCATTGAGTTCAGGTCCATTATTTCAACGCCCTCTTCCTGATGAAGTCAGCCAGTCTACTACCCCATCCACTAGAGACTTGGAAGTCCTCACCCTGCTCCAATGCCTCGGTAGCATAAGGTGTGTTCATCCGTGCTCCGAAGATGGACTCACGCAGGCTTGCCTCGGAACCCAGAGCACCCATTCCCATCTCGGATTGCCACTGACCGGCAGCGCCACGCATACCAGCGAGCTGCATCTGGGCTGGAATGACATCAAACATCGCCTGTTGCAACCGAGATGACGCATACTCACCAGCGGTCTGGGCACCACGCTCGGCCATCTCACCGATCGCACGAGAGGTAGCCCCTCCTCTTGGGGAGAAGCCGCGCATGACGCCAGCTCGCTGTGCTTCAGGCAGGAACGATCGCATGTACTCGCCAAGCATCGTCTGCGTCTCACCCTGTATCCCGGCAATACGGTCCTGAAGGCGCGTTGTGATATCGGTCTCGATGTCGCTAAGGCCACCAAGGTAGTCGCGCATCGTTCGGGCGCCCTGCGTCAAGTAGTCCGAACTGAGCCCGCCGAACCTCTCAGCCATCGCCTCGTATTCTGGTAGACCGGCAGCAAACTCCTTAGCACGACGACGTTCCTGTTCGGTCTGCCGTCGCAGGATCATCTTGATCTCGTCTTTACCGATCCCGCCTCCACCACCAAAGAGACCGCCCAATAGCTGGCCACCGGCCATGATGCCAGCAGCAGCAACAGCAGGAGGAACCATGATCTAACTCCCTTGTGATTCTAGTGGCAATCCACGCTCGGGCCTGAACCCGATCGCAACGCCTTCGATATAAAAGTCACCCGGAATGATGCCGGTAATCAGTGTCCACGACAGGTTGTGTCCACGACCATTGATCGGGACCTCCAATGGTTCGAGTACAATTTGCTCTGGTTCGATTTGATTGACCAGTATCTGCCTCTGGCTATTACCGTCCTCGTCCATCAGCTCGATGCCATCAACATATGGTATCAGTAGGAACTGGAAGCCAGCATTGTGTCGTATGGCAAAGATAATGCGCCTGAAGTTGTGGATCGCTCCCTCACCAGCCGGTGAGTATGGTTTTGATCGCCACTTCAAGTCTGGACCAACGTACTCTTCGGTCATCTCAGTCTCGCCACCAGTACCTACAGACTCGACATACAGGTGCGCTATCCGTCCCTTACCAGAACTCGGGTTGGCACCCGAGACCATACCGATCCGGTTCTTGCCTGTCCTGCTCGTCGTTAAGGTGTACTGGTTGTCCAGTACTCCACTGTTGTACATATCCACTTGGTTCGCAAGAACATAGGTTCCATCGGTCATCACGTCACCCAAGTACAGCGATATGACATCATCGGCAAAATCAACCATCAGTCCCCAGTTGAGTTGCGCGAGTCCCCAAGACCAAGTGGCACCGCCTGCTGACGAATAGAAGTACTTGGACTGAACGTTCGATCCATCAATCCACTCGCGTACGATGAAGTTCGCCGTCGATGAAGACGTCCTCTCGAACACGATGTCCACTCCATCCTTCTCGGTGTCAGCATCTTCGGTGCCATCGACCAGAATCCTGATACCGCACGTAGAACCAACGATGTCAACACCGTCACGACCCAGACTTGAGTACACCCTGAAGTTGTTGTCAGCTATGTCGTTGTTGCAACGTGCCCTAAATGGACTAAACGAATGGTCGTTGCCCGTAGTACTGTTTGTGTAGACCTTCCAGTTGTACGGGTTGTCTGGTGCCACGCCGTTCTTGTTGAATGTCCACCCACCAAATCCAATGATCGTTTCCTTGGAGCCGGTAGGAACCCAGTCTGGCAGGTTCGTATTGGAACTCGCAGCAAATGTGTCCTCTGCTAGCCCAGTAATGACATTAGCACCACGGATGGCGTTGATGTCCTGTACGCCTGTCTCCAGTTTTACTATGCGACCACCGGCCGCTTCACCTAGGAATACGTTCTGAGCCATACTTTATACCGGAATGGACGCGCATGTGCACGGGTTCTCGTCAATAACAGGACCATCTTCTGTTGTGAAGCTAGAATACTTTCCGCAGTCCTCACCACGTCGCCTATGTACCACGCGAATCTTGAAATAGTTATGTAGTGGTCCATATGGCGCAGATGTATCAGCTTCGAGAGTTACTGTTGTGCTCTGGGTTGCATACGTTTGCTCGTTCACGAAGTCCCAAGATGATACGGTCTTCATCAACTCGTAGTCTTCTGGTGAGGCAGTAAACCTGTTGCCCCAGATCTCGATGCGGCACGCATTCTCACCCTCTATGCCACCGTGATTATTCGTCCAGTCGAGCTGGACTTTGTACGTGACCGTGCCTCCGGGCTGTGTTGTGGGGCAGGTACTCGCAGCACCGTTGCATTCCGACACGTCGGTAGCTGAGAATCCGCTTGGTGCTGTTGGTGCGGTGGGCGCGGCAGACATGGTGATAGACACATCGGTCGTCGCCGGATCTGTCGCGTCGTCGTTCCAGTTAGAGAATACGTTGTTGCGTCGATGCCGGATCTGGTACCAGTACGTCTCGCCGTATGCGATATCTGAATCTATGTAAGCAGCTACACCAGAAGCTACTGTATCATATACTTCGGCCCCTGTCCAATCTGCTGTAATGGGAGCCGCTACCTGATTGATACGATAGATCCACGTTGTAGTCGCAGGTGCGGTGTCACCGTTCACCCATGTCAGCCTTGCTTGTACTGAACAGGTTACCTCGCTTTCCAGTTCCTCCAATGCAAGATCGTATGGTGCGTCTTCCGGTATTGGCAACGTTGCGGTACCCACAACTGAACTACTGTGTACATGGAGTACGTCAGCATACGATTCGAACCACCTACCATCAGTCCATGCATTGCTCAGGTAACTGAATGCCTTGGCAAGAGATGGCCATGCTGTCGAATCGTTAGCGTCCATAAAGACATAGATGACCTGAAACTTCGTCGGGTTGTGGATGATGACGGTCTTCTCCGTGTCGTCAACACCCTGCAAGAACTCTCGTATGTTCTGGCTGATGAACTGCACCTCGCGCCCGTCTGTGCGACACGGGCCTTGGTTGCTCATGTAATACAACCAGTCCTGTGCCAGAACAAACCGCTCGTTCTCGCCACCAAACTGAGCGTGTATGTGCCTGTGTCCCCACGTGCGGGAATCAAAGCCCCACCAGTAGTGCAGGTTGTTTTCCTTGACGATCACAAGCCCGCCACCAACCTTACCAAGTAATCTGATCGGCTCTCCGGGTCTACCGATTGGCTCGAAGTCAAGGTCCCGCCATGCCGTGCCCTCTGTTGGGTCGTTGACTAGGCCCGGGGTGGAGTATCGTACGACCTCGGCCCCACGACCAGCTTGATGCTCGCCGTAGTTTTCGAAACCAGTAATGAATAGGTGGTAATTGAACTCACCAACGAAGTTCGGGGTCAGCGCCCGAACCCCGTTACCATCGTTGAAGTCTTCAGTTGGTTCCGTGATCGTCTCTGATCCGATGTTACCTGATACATACTTGAGGTTGTAGTTCTGGTCTGCATCACAGAAGTACAATCGTACCTCAGTCGGCGCCTCGATCTCTTGCGCCACGATCTTTGGGATATCACTACCGGTATATAGCGGTGTGGCGTAAGAAGCAGGCATGACAGTGAAGCCACTCCCATCCTGACTTGTCGTGCTGTAGAACCATGCCTTGCCATCAGAATCGGACCAACCAACGGCAGCCATACCATTCTGCCATGGACCTACCCATAACACTTGGTCGATTTCGGTAGCCGTGGAATCCAGTAACGTATCAGTGACTACGGCACCACGACGTAGCGTGATACGACCAAGACCGTCGAGTATTCCATTGTGGATCTCAAGGCTTTCGTCTTCCTGCATCCCGCCGAACACGGCAGCGAAGTCGTTGACGCCACCATTGAACGATGGAACTGTATAGACCTGAAGAGGGTTACTCATTGAACCGTCGTGTAGTCCTGCTGAAGTTACCGACCGCAGCGGAGAAGATCGCATCGGCTTGCTGAACCTCGATCTGCAATACCGCAATCTCGTCCTGTGACCTGTTGTCCTTGATCGCCATATACAATGCCAGCTCCGTAACTATCGAGTCTATGAACTCGTCTGGCATGTCCATGTCGATCGTACTCATGTCAGTGACAGTGATGTCCATCGTGTCCGGTAACACTGAGTAGTATAATCCAACACTCGTGACACCGTTCATATCGGTTCCGACAGGTGCCAAATTATATCGCTGCTTGAACATACGTGGCGCAAGTTCTGCATCGAAGTCTCGCACCGCAACAACGTTCACCTCGTCACCGTTTGTATACCCAGACGTTCCCTTATTGGCAATGACCACCAAGTCAAGATAAGCGATCGCAGGACTCAGTGTACTCAGGTCAGCTTTCTTCGACCCGTCAAGCGTCACTTCGATGTTGGTACCAAAAAACTCTGGATTGATCTGCGATGCCTTGAGGAACTTCTCCTGTTGCACGCGACTAACAAGCGCTATAACTTCAGCGGTACCAACGAGTTGTAGGCCGTCGTTCAATTTGTTCCGTGCGACAGCCGCATCGTATACGTCTTCTACCGTCTTGGTTGTCGGCATTAGTAGACCATCCTAACGTAACTGGCACCGTATTCTGCCGTGTTAGTGACCTCCTCGACCCATGCGTTGCGTGCGTCTGCGGCATCTTGCTTGAGCGTCGAGTATGTCATCGGATCAATCGCCTTGCCAAGCAATCGCTTACCCATCCATGCCGTGACTGCCTCAACCAGCGCATCAAAGATCCCGGGATGACTTTGTATATCATCCGTCAAGGCCGTGTACTCTGTGACGTCAGCGATGTAGTGGACCTCAATCGAGCTGGCACCGTCCCAGAACAGTCGCGTGTCTTCGTCGTCCCAGCCGTCGCCCTGTGGGTCGATTGGGAACAGTGTTGGTGTATACGTACCGGTAATGACCTTACCTTCGATCACGGCGGCAGGATGAGAGAAACCAAACTGGCGATTGGCATCATCGAGTACAGTCAGCTCTCTCCGTACGGGATCGCTTCCAGTGTAATTGATGTACATGTCGCCATACTTCAGTGCATTAGGTAGAGAGAAGCCAGCTTTCTTCGCAGCGTTGTTACCAACACTGATCTCAGACCCAATGTTGTTGACCATGAAGATGTCTGCGTTGGCTTCCATACCGGCCTTGACAAGATTGCGCTCAAGCCGGTGTAGTGCCCGGAGGGCAACCTTATCAGGGATTGCCCTCTCATGGAACTCGGGATTGCTGTCTCGTGCAGACGCTATAACATCGCCCGCTGTTGCCATCGTTTACTCCTCTTGGGTAGCTTGGCGTCCTGCTGTCGCAGCAGCCCTCTCTTCGTTGGCCTCTGCCTTTGCGCGAGCTGATCGCATATACTCCTGTCGCGCCTTCTCGCTTGGATGCTGCTTGCCGATATGGATCTTCAATGCATGTTCACCAGAGAATCGACGTTGACAGAACCCGCAAGGGTATGTCGTCTCCTCTTCGCCTCGCTGAACAAGTAGATCGCTCATCGACTTCACGTTACTCTTGGGTGGAGTGTCCTCTTTGTATCCCTCGTACGTTTTGACGTCTGCGGGCGTCGGACGTTGATCCTCACCCATTCGATAGAAACCCACACTACCTCCTCATGCCTTTTGCGGAGCGCCAGTCGGCCTTGCCGCCAACGTTGGTCTCGGGATTCATGGATACGATCGGATTCGGCAGGCTGTACATGTAATCAGTGATCCCGCGAATCAGGTCGTCCAGTTCCCGCTCAGCATCCGCTGTCAGTTTTTCGTTCGGATCATCGACCAGTTCTTTGATGACCCGTTCTGGATCTGCTCGATACAGGTCACCAAGTCGCAACATGCGTATGTCACGGTCGTCTGGCTCCCTGAATTTGCCAATCGCAAAGACTCTCTCCCTGTTATTCATGACTAGTCGTATATGACTGATAGGTTCCCCAAGGCATGTCCAGATCTTGACCGCTGGACCATGCCCCGCTATGATAACGGGATGGACGCGATCGAACACACTACGTGGCATGCGCTCATTGAGTGGTCGCCAGATCTCCCAGCGTGGTTCCCATTCCCTGACGGTTCGCACGCCTTCGATATTGACCAGATTGGAGACCTGTGGGATGGCCCTGCGATTGTAGTACAAGAACAGCCGCTCTCCAGTGGAACGGTTGAACTCGTCCAGTTTTGCCTGAAACTCAGGCGGTGGCATCTTGTTACTCTCTGGAAGTGTAGGCACTCCGATCTTGGGCGCGGTACGCTTGGACGCTGGTGCCCGCTCTCGCTGACGCTCGTATGCCTCCTCGCGTATCTCCTTTAGGTCGTTCGCGCTGAATCGTTTCACCCGTAGATCGCCTTCCGCAGTTTGTGTGTACTGCGCTTCTTGCGTTTCTTCTTCTTGCGAGACTTGCCAGCCTTATCCATAGCAATAGCCACGGCCTGATCTTGTGGATATCCGGCGTGGCGCAGTTCGGAGATGTTGCTGGATATTGTCTTTTGAGAACTGCCCTTTTTCAGAGGCATCTTCGCCTCCTAAAACTGTTGCGGGGGCACGCAACACACGCGCCCCCAAGCAACGTTATGCGTTGACCGTTCCAGCAAGTAGTGCAGAAGCCGCCATCAGCGGCGCATCTTCGTATGTGACGGTCAGGTGCGCTGAGTCCAAGTCGTCGGTGGTCGCGTCAAAGATCGCAGAACCGTCGTGTTGGATCTTCACCCAACCCAAAATCACCTCGCCGGCCGGTGCCGCTGGTTTGACCGCAGCGTCCTCCACTGCATCCGCACCCTTGGTGATGGTGATAGTTGATCCGTCAGCTTGTACGCTCAGGACGTAGTAGGCTTCACGAGGATCGGTGTCTGGGTCAGCGATGTCATGTGTCGTGGCCGTGAAAGCGGTCTCTGCCGCTCCAATGGCAATCGAACCTGAACCACGGAGCTGCATCGCCGCAGCCACGTTCTTGACTTCTGCCTTCGATGAGGTTCCGATCGTAAGACCGGGTGCGGAGAGTAGGCCACCGTCGCCGCCAATGGCGCCGACGCGAATGGATTCCAGATCGGCAATCACCTTGTTGAACTCTTCGCGTAATGCAGCTACTTCTGAGCCGGTTCTGTGTTCTTTCCGGCCTGTGCGGGCTGTTCCAGCCATGATGTGCTCCTTGAGTTATAGAGTTGGCCGGGAAATCTCTAGCGGAGCCTAACGATCTCCCGGCTCGAACTCTCAGAGTATGTCACCCCGCTCCGTTGGGGCCTAAGCCGCGATTAGATACCGCAGCCGTAGAGGACAGCGTTGTTCGCCGGATCGGTACAACCGAGATCGGCGTACTTGAACAGGACGGCCTGATACGCGTCCTTGCCCTGCACGCGGTCGAGCACACTACCATCCTTGTCCATCCACATGAAGTCGGACATCTGGAACCACTGGATTGTAGACGTGTCAACGAACCACCAGTGCTCGGGCGGCGCGTCCTTATCGACAACGATTGGCAGACCATCGAACTCAAGGGCTGTGAAGCCACCCTCAAGCTGCATCGGGCTGACAAACCGCTTCGATGGAGTCAACAGCGCCTCGTACTTGGCACGCTGGTTGTAGTTGGTGATGATCAGGTCAGGACGCGAGTCACCCTCTGTCTCCACCAAGTCGAGCATGGCGCGAAGCCGTGCCTCGGTGATGTCGGCAGTAGAGTTATCCACGACGTTGCCCTGCCACTCTGGGTAGGATGCCCGGACGATGCCAAGGTACTTACCACCACTCTCGTGACCAGTCGTATCAACGATCGCGGACAATCCGCGCAGCTCGATCTCCAGCCCCGGGGTCACGTCGTAACGGACAACCTTGTCGCCGTCAGCGATCGTGCCACTCCAAGTGCCAGCCTGTGTGATCGAGGTATAGGTTGCGGCGTGTGCGACAGCCGTGACCGTAATGTCGTCGTCCAGCACGGCATCACTGTTCGTGGTATCGAGCGTGTCAACGATCGCATTCCGTTTGATGAACTTGACGGGATGCCCGTTATCATAACGCGCCAAACCGTACGGGCTGTCGATCTGGATAGTGGCGCCACCGGCACCCGTACCATTCGTCAACCCGATGATCGCGGAACCGTCGCCCCAGACCTGTCGCTGAACGTCCAGCTTCAAGCCCTCGCGGGTATCCATGATCGCACGCTTGAGAGCATCCGCGAAGGCGCCTTTGTTATCTCGCGTTGCGGCGATAGTAGGACCGGTGATGTTGAACACACCGTAGAGGTATTTCACCGTGACTTCCGGCTGGATGTACTCACCGAAACCGGAGACGGGCAGGGTTGCGTTCTCAGCTCGGGCGCCGACACCCTGATGGGTACCAACCTGCACCGAGAAGAGACCCTTACGACCGCTCATGCTTCGGGAAACACCAAGACGGCTCAGCAACACGGTGCTCTTGTTGACGGCATTCTGGATCTGCTGAAGGAGATGTGTATCCTTCAAGATCCCGTCGATGACCGTCAGGGTTGCATCACGTGATGTTGCCATTGTTGTGTCTCCTGATGGCGATAGGGGTTAGCTCTGACCCCTACTTGAACATACCCGCCTCAGTGACTGCTTTCTCGAACACATGCTCGAACATGTCGTCTGCATTGGTGGGCAGCTCTTCCGGCTTCTTTCCTGCCGGTGGTGTACTGGGCGTCTTCTTCTGCCCTGACACCGTTGGGGCCTTTGCTTTCTTTTTCGCTTTCGCCTTGGGCTTCTGTCTCACGACACGAGGCCCTAGCGACGTGCGAAACTCATCGAGAACACGGTCGATGTCAGCAGAGGTTGCAGGTAGTCCACCCTTCGCACCGCGCAGAGTGACTAGCTTGGCTGTCACATACTCCTCGATCATGTCATACGGAAGCCCTGTGTCCTCCTCCATCTGTCGGATCTTCGAGATGGTTTGCATGAGGACTTCCTGCTCGCTACCGGCGACGATCTGACGCTGTTGCTGCTTGAGTCTGATCTCCTGCTGTCTGAGCTGTTGCTCGCGCTCCCAAATCTCGCGTTCGCGTGGCTCTGTCGATAGCTGGTCGATCCGCTCGATCGCCTTCGTGAAAGTATCCGGGTCCGACTGCCACGCTTGAATGATCAGGTCCGTTAGTCCCTGAGGCGTGTTCAGCGTATCCTCGAACTCCTTCACGGCGTTCAGGACTTCCTGAGCCTCTGCCCTCAACTTCGCCGCTTCCATCGTCTTCTGGGTGTAGTCAGACTGCATGGATCGGTATATGGGCTTCAGCTCTTCGGGCAGTGAGTTGGGGTCTACTTTCGAGAATCGCTTCTCAAAGCGTCCATCTCCTTGCCTTGGCGTGAGGTCTTCGTCTTCCTCTTCCTCTTCCTCATCGGAGTCCTCGGTTGCCTCGTCGTCTTCGTCAAGGTCCTTGGTCCCCTCGGCCTCATCGCCCTCGACCTCCCCTTCGCCTTCGACCTCCTCGTTGCCCTCGGGGTCCGTGTCGGTTACCTCCGGGGTCTCGTCAGTCTCAGCGTCTGCCTCCGACAGTTTGTCGAAGTGTTGGTCGGTGGCCGCTGCGACGGCTGCGCCCAACAGCTCGTCTTCTGTGACTCGGCCACTAGCCACTTGCCCTTCACCAGACATTTTGCAGGTCCTTTCCTGTGGTTGCCTGAAACAAAGCAAGGCGCCCCGCTTCGTGCGGAGCGCCTCTGATGGTCCTCTTCGGACGGGCTCTAGTTGTGTGGTCTGCCAGACTGGCAGCAAGCCATCTTACAGACTAGCCTACAATATAACACAACTTGAGCAATTTGTCAAGGGCTATAGGGTACCAATGTCGATCAGTATGTCCAGTGCTATGGCCAGCAGTGCGTGTGGCTCTATCGAGTCGATCATTTCCTCGGTCGCAGGATGCAGCTCAAATGTATAGGTCTGTGCAAACATCTCCTCGATCTCACGGTCGAACACTTCCTGATCCCTAACGATCAAGCGACCGTCGTCGTCGTACTGCTTTTTTCCGTTCTCGTCAGGTAGGAAGTGCTGCTCGATCAACGCGTTCCGTGCCGCTTCGAGGTCACTGAAGTACAGCTTGACGATACTCTTGTTACGGACGGCCCACAATGCAACCTTCCCGCCAAGCCTGATCGGCTCTATGCCCTGCAACTGTCCGGTCAAGATGTTGTGCGCCGTATTCAGACGCCACAGGTCATTGCCGTCAATCGTAAGCTTCTTCACAAATCCTCCTACAGTGGGAACTCGTCGTCAATGTGGCTCTCGATTTGCTGAAGGATCTGATCGAGCGCTACAATCAGGCCCGGGGGCAGATCATCCTTCATCTGGAAGTATGTCTCCCTGACTATGTATCCTTCAGTAGTCGTAATCAGGCCGACAGGTTCGATCGACGCTAGCTCGTCGTTCTCGTCGTAGTGCGTCATGAACCGTGCAATTCTTCTCGTAGCCATGTCTGGTCCCTAATATAGCAAAGGTTGTATGCTTTGTCAAGCCCTAGTTGATGATTCCGATGTTTTGGAGTGCTGTCTCGATCTCGCCAATACGGGTACGGTTGTTAGCTATGACAGCAGCCTCTTCACTGCCATAGGTCGTGTCTACTGTACTAGCGTCGGCTGATGTTAATGCAGAGGCGCGGGAGACTGGTGTGACTCCATACATGCCAATCTTAGCACCGTCACCCAACCGCAGTACTTCAGTAGGAGTACCGCTGCCATCTTCTGTGGCATAGAATACGATGGCACCCGGAGTGTCTCCGTTTGCCCAGACACTGGCTATGGGATTAATGAACTGAATCTTTGCACCGATCGCAGCATATCCGACAGTCGCAGCCCATCCACCAGCCTGAATCTCACCAAGTACTTTGCTTGCCTGCGTGGCCGCTGGCGTACCATAGTTGCCACCGGGAGCCCATAGGTAGAAGTATGGCATGCCAGCACCCGTGCTGTGTACCATACCACCAATCCCGCACCATTCGCCAGTTGTATCAGCGTTGATGGCGGCGACAATCTCTATGTACCCAGTGTCTTTCTCAACGACCAGACCATTGTTGGTTGACTTGTCAGCGATACGAACGGTATATGGTCCGGTTAGTGAGTATGTTCCACTAGCAAGTACCTGAAAGTTGCCATATGGTATATATACTTTCCCGGGCGTTGTGTTATTGAGTATCAACTGAATGTCACAGCTAGTTGGTGGTGCACCTAATATTATATGATTACTAGATGACAAGTAAATCAACGGGTAACTGCCAGTGTCATTAAAATTACGTGCGAATATAGCACGATTGTTTTTCATGGTGATCCTGCCAGAAGTCCAACCAGCGGGAGTCTCGTCTGTAGCGGAGAGCAAATTACCGCTTTCGTCAATATACCACGCAAGATATGGGGTTGTGTACGTCGGTTCCTCTTCTGTAACCCAGAACTCAAGTCTTGTTGCTCTAACTGTGCTGCTCCAAGCCTCATCGGCGGCAGCAGCTACCATAGCACCACATGAGCGGTTGCCACTGGCATCGTACGCTGCACCGAAACATAGTGCACCCATCCTGTGGTCGATACCGATGGCGGCACCATCGTCTTCGTATAGTGATATAATTGGACCTGAGGTTGAGCTACTGGCTCCGGTATCAACCAGTTGCATGTCTCCAAGGATGTCCAGTTCGACATCTGGCGTTGACGTGTTAATACCTACACGCTTCGTGTCACCCTCAAGGGTGAAGAACTCCTCACTTGAATCGTTGATGAACGCAAGCCTGTACTCGCCAGCGGCAGCGGCATAGTCCATCTCAATTCTAGCCGTGATATCCCTCGTGCTGGTAATGATACTACCAGTGGGATCTGAGTCGTAGTAACCACGCCACCTGAGCAGTGATTCTTTGACACCACCATCTGCTAGTGCTGGTGTGTCCGCTGGATTAATGTGCAGGGTACCTATAACCACAGTTTCATCTTCAGAGATCTTGAAGAGTGACGTCCCGCCACTGTATGTACTGGCGTCGTGGCGAATCTCGAAGAAGTTGGTTGTCGCGTTATTGTCGGCGTCGATCTGGATCACGACATTCCCGGGACTACGAACGAGGAGTTGGTCTGCTGCTGCCCTAGGCATGAACGCATGGTACAGGTTGCTCTCATCACGAATAGAGTAGCCTGTGTCAATGTACATATCAGCGGTATTCAGATTGAGCGTGCCTTCGACATACAGCCCAGCGTTCACACTGACCGTTACACCGTTATCAGTTATCAGAGAATCAACGAACCCGTTGCCTGTGCTAAATTTCGGGATCGTATTGTTGGCGACACCGTGATGCGTGGCAATATCATCAATCGTGACGTTCACCCACGCAAGGGCGCTCTCGCTGTACCGCAAGTAATCGAGATCCGTCAGGTCGGTGAACTCGGTATCGAGTCCCTCTCCGGGTTCTCCACCAGCGCCAACGGTCTCGTCCATGCGTACGCGTAATAGATGCAGCCAGTCGAGCAACTCGTTGGGTACACCTACAACTGCCGGTACACTAGGAACTCTTGTTGGACCCTCGGCCATTGTCGTCCTCGATCAACTCGTTAATGAGCGAATCGTCATCGCGCATGTAGTGCGCTATGATCTTCAGGTATCTCTCTTCGCGTCGTTCGTGCTTTCTCAACTTGCAGTCGAGAGAATCGAGACGCAGCTTGATGTCGTTTAATGCTGTCGGTATGTGGTTGCTTACCTGTTGCTGGATCGCTTCCCACGAGCGACCAATTTGGATAATCACAGCTATGCCCTTGAACAGGAACGCGACGATCGCCAGCACCCCGACAAGCATTGCGACGTGATCAGGAAATGTTATCATATTAGGTACCCTGATGAGGCCCCAGCCACCAGAAGTACAACCTCTTGAACTTCTTAGCTGCCCCAACCCCAATGTCCCATACCATTTGCAGACTTCTGCCCGCAACGCCACCCATATCATAAACGACCGTCAGACTGCGGCCGGTAACACCACCCATGTCCCAAAGCATGTTCAAGCTTCTGTTGGCAAGACCACCAAGGTCCCACAACATTTGGAGTGACTTTCCAACCAGTACTGTCAGGGTCGTGCGATACAGACCCATGACATGTTGCTTGTCCCCTGTATCGACCGAACCATCTGGAAACGGTAACGGCTGCACCAGTATGTGCTGGTACGTCGATGCCCGTTTGTTTGCGGTGTCGATCGCCACTTATGGACCATCCTGCATCTTGTCTCTCGTGAACAGACCACCAATATCGCTAACCGCAGCTTTGATGATAGCAGTACCAGTGTTATTGAAGATACGCAGCCAGCTACCATCCTGCGTACTCTTGTTCCGCAGCGTCATGAAGATCAAAGTGAAGATCTGCCTGAACGTAGGCGTGGCTCCCGGGTCACCAGTCAGCT